CTCAAGTGCTGCGGCAATCGTGGCCCGCTTCGTTTCGAGGTTGTTGATGAGCGTTGCAGGGATAGGCTTACCGCCACCGCCACCGCCACCGCTATCTACTACCGGGGTAACGACAGGAGGAGCAACGCCGCCGTCGGGTTGCGCCGCAGGTTCCGTGGGTTGCCCGGTGATGTCCGTCAGTGCAGTTTCGAGGTCTGCCGAAGCCTGACCAGCGTCCGCACCGCCACCGCCAAGTTCACCCTGCCGCCGCACAATCTCGTCGGTGAACCGTTGCTGTTCCGCTGCCATAGCGGCTTCACGCGCAGCCTCATCCGCAGTGCGGACACGCGACAACTCTTCGGTGCTGTCCACGGTGTCGTAAAGTGTTTCTGCGAGTCCGGGCATACCAAGATACGCCGCCGCGTCACCTAGCTTTTCCGTGGACCAACCACCTGCACCGCGTACCGCCCCCGTAACCGCCTCAGCGGCATCAGTCGCCATTTCCCCAACACCCGCCCCCGCCGCGATCTGTTCCGCCCGCAGTTGGTTCAGCGTCATATCTTCAAGGCGCGGGTTGTTCTCGGCGTACTCTTGCTCCAGTGCCGGAATACCCGCACGGACACCCTCACCCGTTCTGCGCCATTCATCGCCTGCAAGGATACGCTCAGACATACGCATACGGGGCGGAAGTTCCGGCTGGTCGTAATACCCACCTTCGGGGCGCACACCGGGGATCGGGTTCCCCACGGGTACGGGCGGATACATCGGACCACGCGGCGCAAACAAAGGACCGCTCTCCGGTGCATCCGGCTCGTTGGGATAAACCGGGTTCTCTGGGGGAACGTCAACGTAAGACGGGTTCACCGGGGTGAAGTCAATCGCGTTAGGATCGACGCGCCCAACAGGGACCGGATCAAACGGACTGGCCGGAACGACAGGCTCGACGTAATCATCCGGCACCCACTGGATGGTGTCGGCAGCGCCACCGGGTTCAACCGCTTCCATGCGGGCACGGCGGGCGCGGTTTACCGACCCCTGAACGAGACTTGCAGCTTGTGCGGGGTCCAGCCCTGCGACGAACTCTTGGACGCTCTGCCCCATGCGGTTTGCCATTGCCCGGACGGCGTTGTCCGACAGGACTTCCGGTGGGAGCGCAGTAACTGTTTGTCCTGCAGCCATCTTCCGCACCATCCCGCCCTGCGCCATGCCCTGCACAGGTTCTTCCATCGGGGCGGCTTGCGGAGCAAGGGCGGCGATGCCCGTGTTCTGGGTCAGGTCGGTCTGGGGGGCCAGAGCCTGCGCCATCGGCGCGATGCCAGCCTGCGGCACACCTGCGGCAGCAACAGCGTCTTGGGCCACCGTGGTTTGCGGAGCCTGTGCGTTCTGGGCTTGGAAGTCATCCCGCACGCGCTTGCGGCGCTGGAGTTCAGACAGCACGAGGAACTGCGGTGCCATGCCCGTGGGCATCTGCATCTCTTGGGCAAGCTGTTGCTCAGAGAGACCCTTCAAGCGGTCCTGAACTTGGATGATATTCATCACTTACCCCATCGCGTTGTAGAGGCCGAGGGCCGAGATACCCATGCCAAGATATTGCTGCAGCGGATTGTACGGCACAGAGGTCGTCTGGCTCGTGGCGTTGGCCACCGGACTGCCGTGCAACATACTGGCGTAGCGTTCCAACTGCTCCATCGGGTAGCCCTGCTGGCGCAGGAAGTCTTGGTAGGCAGTGTCGAGTCCGGCCTGCTGCTGACCCTGCTGGGCGGCACCTTGGGCTTGGAGAAGCTGTGCAGCCTGCACGTCGCCAGCACGAGCGGCGCGTTCCAGTGAAGCCGTCTGGTTGGCCAAATCGGATTGGAACTGCAGGCGGTTCAGTCCGAGGTTGGCATAGTTCAGGTTCTCGCCAGCCTGACCTGCCTGCACCCGGCTGAGTTCGGCGGCGCGGGCTTGGTCGGTCGCCATACGAGCGGCGCGGTCCTGTTCGAACATGCGCTGCGCGTCTGTGTAAGACTGCTGCAGCCCTTCCGACTGGATTTGGTTCGTGCGGGTCAACAAGTCGCGTTCGGCCATACCCTGCTGGACACCCTGACGGGAGCCGCCAAAGGCACCAGCCTGCACAGCTTGCGCGTTACGGGCTTGGTTGGCGATCTGGAAGTCTTCGACGGCAGACATCTTCTGCGCGTCCACGACGTTCTGCATGTAGGGCGACATATACTGGCCGATAGCCTGCCCGGAGAAGGTGCCCGGATCAGAATAGCCATACTCGGAGAACTGATACGGCCCACCCGCACCGATTTGGCCCGCCTGATTGTAGGCGTCCTGAGTCATCCCCATCGCAGCCTGCGTGCCCGGCATCCCCCGGTTCGCCATGTCGCGGATGATGCCGTAGGACTGGTTCGTGTCCGCAGAGGTGTCAGCAAGCCGCTGCCCTTGGTAGGGGATGTAGTCTTGGTTGGAGATCGCCTCGCCGCGCTTCAAAACCCGTTCGAAGAACGGGTAGAACTGCTTCGGGATAGTCGTGTTCGTGACCGTCGAAGTGGTCGATCCGCTGCTTCCGCCGCCAGACATGTTAGACCTCCATCTTGTACTGGACGTATTCCGGCTCCCAGCCGACACGTTGCGCCCAGCGAATCCATGCGTTGCGACCAGTGGCTTCAAGCCGCGTGCAGTCGTTCAGTTTGGCGTGCGCCTTGATGTGATCGTGTGCCATGCCCAACCACTCAGCCATACGCGTACCACCCATCCACTCTATTACCATAGCATTCATGTCAGGGTAACGGGCTACTCGCGTAGTGAAAGCTGCGATGACCGCGTTCAGGTTGGTATCGAACACAATCCAAAGCAGGTGCCCACCGGACGAAACAGACTGGTAGAGGCTTGGGATAGACATCCGACCACCAGCGGTGCGTTCGGCACGGGTTACATGCGGGAGGGCTTTAGGCCACATCAGCGACACATGCTCCACGGGAACAGGCGCACAAACCAATACGGACTTAGCCTCGTCGCTCATGCCGGAAGTGCCTCTTTAGGCTTGATCTGCGGAGCCTGTTCTTTCTTACCCGTGCGGGACTCACGAACCCGGTCGAGCATCGCATCAAGGGCTTTAGCCCCCGCTTCGGACGACCCGTTGCCGAGGTGCGATACGACATCGGCGGGCACGACATACTCACTGTCGGCCAGCAGGACATCCTCTCCGGTTTCCTTGATTTTGGCGGGGACGCGGTCGTCCATGCCATCGCCCGGCCCCTGCACCCGGCCACCATCTTTCGACGCTTCGCCTTCGGCCTTACCGGATTCAACCTTGTCCACCAGATCGCGCAGGGCGTCTTCGCCGTACATAGCGAGGAAGCGACCCAGCGCCGGGCGCGGGTCTTCTACTTGACCTTTGATCGCACGGATCGCCTCAACCACCACATCCTTCTCATTGCCGCCCGCAGGTGCATCCATCCCCGCATCCGCGTTGTTTTCTTCGTCATCCATACCTGCCAGAGACGCAATCCCGCCTTCGGCCATACGCATCGGGCCAAGGGCATTCACAACACCGCCGCCGACAAAGCCGCGCAGTCGGTTGTAGTTGGCCAAAGCCCCAGCGGTCTGGGGCGACGAGATGCCGTAGTTCCATTCGGGGTCGAAACCGGGGCGGTAGCCAGCGGGGGGCGCAATATAATTGCGCGGCATCGGCAGGGATTCCGAGGAGTCAACCTTGTAGTTGCCTTCCTTGTCCTTACCGCCGCCCTGCGACATGTTGCGGCCCAGTGCGCTACCGACCATGCTGCCAATGCCTGCACCGATACCTGTCGGCGTCTTGGCAAAAGCCAGACCCCCGCGAAGCGCGTCACCCGCTGCACCGCGACCGAGCATACCGCCAATACCGCCTTGCGGACCTGCAAGCGTTGCAGTGTACGCCCGCGCTGCGTCAGTGGCCCCTTGGCTAAGGGGTGCGGTCATCGCGGCTTGGGATACACCGGACTTGGCTGCGGCTTGGGCAAGCTGCGGGGCGAGAGAGGTTACAGTGCCCCCACCTGCCGTAGACAGCCCCTGCGTAGCAGCAGTTGTGGCCGCGTTGGTCGCACCTTGTGCAGCAGCAGTTGTGGCTGCGTTTGTCGCACCTTGTGCAGCAGCGTTACCTGCAGCGCCGCCTGCACCACCAAGCAACGGACCGAGGAGCGCACCGCCTGCCAGAGAGCCAAGCCCGGTCAGGATGCCTTTCTCAAGGCTACCCGTTTCTGCCGTAGAACCCAGCCCCGCGCCAATAGCGCCAGCACCCAGAGCGCCGAGGCCAAGGCCACCCAGCACGCCTGACGCGCCAAGGGCACTACCTGCCAGACCAAGAAGAAGCGGGAGGACCATTGCTCACTCCATTCCCAATAAGTTGCTGTATACTAGCACACGCTACGTAGTACGTACTACCCCTTACGGAGCCTTCGTAATCTGACCCACTCCACCCGTAGCGGACACGCCCGCTAGGTTCGGGGCGTTAGCCAAAGCCACCTTTACAAAACCATTGCCGTCACGAAACAAGGCACCCGGCTCAAGACCTTGGTCCGATGTTTGTAGGTCAGTCAGCACAATCCCCGTGTTGCGACCTTCGCCGGGGTTCTGCTGCTGTTGTTGGTAGGTAGCGAACGCACGGATCAGGTCGGCCATGTACCGCTGATCGTATTGCGCTGGCGGATTTGGGAACCGGGGTGCGACAAGGTTTCTGGCCATCAGCGCCGCCCGTCCGTGCGGACATCAATACGAGGGTGCCCGAAGCGCCAAGCCACGCCAAGCTGATCGCTCTCGACCCGCACGGCAAAGGTCCGTCCGCGCAAGCGCGTGAAGACTTGGTTGGTGTACTGCTCTACGGGATAAGTCGCGGTTCGGATCACATCACGTGCGTTCGACTGGCTGAAATTTGCACCGGGGAAGTTCGACATCTTCACCGTCATCGTCAGTTCCGGCGTATTCGGGGAGTCGCGGAACGTCACGTCAGGCAGCACACGGGTGATGAACGAGAACTGATTGCCGTCCCCGATGTCCTGCCCGGAGGACTCGATATACGCCGTAATCGGCGTAGCAGGGAATGTGCTGCCGTCGTCAAAGCCGTCTTCGTGCAGATACGCCGCATGATCCAGACCCGTCGCCAACGGGTAGATGCCCGTGTTCTTGTGGGTCCACGCAGACCGCGTCATCGTGCCAAAGTACCACAGCTTTTGCTGGTAGTTGAACACGACGTAACGGTCGTTCTCGGTGCTGTCGGCGCTGGGGTAGAACCACCAGACCTCGTTGAAGTTTTGGTTGACCCCACAAGCAACCTTGGTTGTCTGGTCCAGATTGATGTCGGAGAATACGTAGTCCTTCACCGTGCAGGGGAGTTGCGAGACAACGCCATCGTAGGCGAAGAAGTCGCCCTGCCCCATCCAGAACACCGCATCATCCACGCTGACCGCTGCATTCGGCCCGATAATGGAGATGTTGTCCGACAGCATGTCGATGCCAAAGGTATAGGGCGGGCCGAGATAGCGCATCGCGTGCACCGAGACATCGGTAATCACGACGGTTTGCTGCTTGGTTTCAACAGCACACACGATCTCGGACCCCGTACCCAGACGGAGCGAACCTGCGGAGTTGGTCGGAAGCGATTGCCAGTCTGCCGCGTTCTCCTGCGTGGAGAAACGAATTAGCAGGGGGTCCATCACGCCCGGCGAAAACTCATCGTCGCAACCAAACGCGACCACGTGACGGTCTGCGTCACTGATGATGACTTGCTTCGCAAGCGTCGGTGCGAAACTCGCACCGGGCAGGTCCGACAATGCAACAGCGCGTGGGTAATTCGTGTTCTTGGCCCAGTAGTAGATGCCACCGTCGCGGACGTTGAAGATCAGGTCTTGGCCATAATTGTCGCCACCCCACAGCCGCAGTTGTGCGCCGGGGACCGTAACCGTAGCGGGGTCGCCCCAACCCGTTGTGGTCGGTGGAGACGAAGTTCCGCCCGTACCAATACCGCCATACGGACCCGCGCCCCAACCCGTACCGCTGATGCTCGTGTTTAGACCCGCAGTGATCTGGTAGGCACCAACAGTGGCAGCGCCACCTGTGCCGCTGTCACCTGCGGCAGAGAAGACGTAGGTCGGGTCCAGCCCGTCAGTCGTGGTGATCGACGAAACTGTCGATACCGTGCGAGCCGAGATGACATACGTGCTTAACGTCAGGATCGCGTCGATCTGGTATTCTTGGTTCAGGACCGCTGCGGTCATGTTACCGCCAAGCGAGGTCGCCCCGGAGAAGGTCACGAAATCGTTTTGGTACGCGCCGTGGGCCGTATCTGTCACGATGATACTGGCCGAGGACACAGCGGCACCGTTTGAATGGGATGCGGCGGTCGTGCCATCGACCCCCCGGACGATACCGCCCAGCGTGCTGCCCGACACGGTGGCGTAGGTCATGACCTCGTTGTCGATTTTGATGCGCCCGCCCGTGGTCGGGAAGTTCGTGACAGACGCGAGGGTGATCGTGCGCTGGCTGTCGTCGATGGCCCCATTCAGCGTGGTGTAACCCACGGCAAAAGTCACATCACCCGCAGCCGTCGTGGCGCGGATAGGGGTGATGTCGTTATAGACGCCGCTGCCGTAGACGTAGAATTTCAGGTTGGTGCCAAAGCCCACATACTGGTTGGCGTCCAGCGCCACCCACGGTACGATGAAACGACAGGTGCCAAGAAAGTATGCGGGGCTGAACTTGGTCCAGCCACCGATTTTTTCCGGCAGACCCATGCGGAAGCGGACCTTATCAATATCCCACCAGCCGCCTTCGTTGGCGTACCCGGTAATCTCTCGGTTCACACCCGGAGAGAACTGGAGTTTCATAAGTGGCATGGCGTCATCTCCTATGCGACGGAGTATACATCACTCACAGATTGCCGCCACCTGCTCGTTATAGACCGCAATATCCGTCAGCAGCCGTTCATCGTGCTTGGCCAACCACTCCACCGTGTCGAGGGAACCGAACAAAATCGGCTGGCTCAAAGTGCAGTAGTCATTTGCCGGAACCGCGCACCCACTTAGCAGCGCGGCGCTTGAGAGTATCCCGATCCAGAGCCTCGACTTCATTTCGGACCTCCTGTGCTTCCTGCACCCGCTCCAGCGTGCGACGTTCAATTTTCTGCCGCAGGCGCTGTTCCCCCTGATGCAGCAGTGCGCTCCGCACGCCAAGACAGCCAAGGATGAAGGCGACAGCCACAACCCCATAAAGCTGCCACTTGGTCAGCGAATGCCATCCACCCATTTCTTGATCCTCTCCCGCATGATCCACGCCGCTGCAAACACGACGATAGCACAGAGAACCAAAGCCACGATCTGCGCGTTGCCGTCAAGCGCCCCGACAGCCGCAAGCCCCCCACCAACACCCGACGCGATCTGGACTGCGGATGCCTGCACGGTCGTGGACTGTGCGACAGTGGTGCGTTCTTCCGGCGGCTTGGCTTTGCTGGTCCAGTCGCCAGCGGGATAGACCTTACGATCCAGTTCGAAGTGCGGGCCGTCTTTGAACGACTTCCAGTCGCCACCCCAGTCCAGCGCCACGCCCTCTGCTTCGGCAGCGGCTTTCACGGCAGGGCCAAGTTTGTCGTAGAGGGGCCAAGCAAACGAGGCTTTCCCATCCGGCCCAATCGGAACCAGATCAACGGCGTGCCCGGTGATGTGACGGCTATCCATCGTCTTGGACGCACCAGAGGCCACGAGTTGCTTCTGCCGTGCGACCGTGCGAAGCCCTTCGATTACGACGAAGTCCACCGGGCTTTCCTGCAAGGCACGGTCGATCACCCGACGCAGGTCGGGGTGAATACCCTTGAGGTTATTCAAACTGCGGGTCGAAAACTTGCGAGTCATAGCCCTGCTCCCCGTTTCAAGATGTAGGCGATACCCGCCCCGACAACCAACCAGAAGCCCTTGTCCACCATGTGGTAGACCACCCCGCGTTGGATCGTCACCTTCTCCACCGCACCGACACGATCAGACAGCTTGGTATGGCCGTCGTCGTACTTGTCCATGCGCTTGAAGAGCGTAACCATGCGCTCCTCCATGCGGGCCAAGAGTGTGATCGCTTCGGACATCTTGTCCAACTTGTCCTCTATGCGGGTCAGACGGTCTTCGCTCATCTCAGGCTCGCTCGTTGCAGTTTCTTATAGGGGTGGGATTAGCGAATCCCGTAGACTTTCACAGAGCCGCCATTGAACGACGTGGCATCCGTACTTACTGAGACCGATGTGGTCGCAGTCGAGTAGGTAGTGTTCCCGATGCGGATGCCACCACTGCCCCCATCCACAGCAACAAGACCCCAGACCCGGCCAGTGGTGAGCGACACGTAGGCCAGACCGTAGTGTGCGCCACCGTCGTTTGTAGCCGTGATGTTGATGCCGCCAACCTTGCGGTTAGCCGAAGGACCAGAGACCGTTACACCGTTGAAGTCGAACATGATCTGGGTGTAGCCAGTCAGGTCAAGGTCTTCGAGATAGCGGGCATTCTGCGTGTTGGGAGATACCGGGCTGGCCACCGTAGCCGTAGAGATTGTCCCCAACAGCTTCATGTTTGCTTGCGCGTCGATGGCCTGCGCCGTCCGCAAAGGGGTCATCAACGTGGTATTGTCGGTACCCGCCTCGGCCTGCGCCTGAGACGCGATAGCCACCGTGACGCCATTGACAGTGCCTGCAACAGTGAGGTTGCCCGACCCGTCGATACGCATCTGCTCCACAGCACCGACGGTGCCCGAAGTGTTAGAGCGCGTACCGAAGACGAGTGATACCTTGGCGTCGTCCGTGGACGAAGATGCGAAGATAGTGATCGGGGAAGCCGACGAACCGGATTCCTGCGAGGTAGCGACCGTGTAGGTGCCGACGCCGCCAGTGCCCGTGCCGAGCGCCGTGATCGTGGTCGTGGTGACACCCGACCCATACAGGGTCTGTCCTACAGCCAGTCGGCCAGAAGTCACAGCCGTGACGGTCAGAACCGTGCCCGCATTGCCCGTAGACGCCCCATCGTCGATGTAGCCCGTAACTTGCGCCCGGCTGGTTGTACCAGAGATTGCGGATACATAGGCACCAACACCCGCACCGGGGGTAGCAGCGTCGTTGCTGTAGAACTCCAGCGTACCAACAGGTTGGCCTGCGTCCACCGTGGTGTCAGTGTCCGTAATCCGCACGCGGTTGGTGCCGGGCGCGATGGCGTACACCGCCCCAGAACGGGTCGATTGCGGAACGCTCACACGGTACGTAGTGCTGGTGAGGACCGCCGTGATATAGGTGTTCGGCGCAATGTCCGGGCCATAGATGTACTGCCCGGCTTCCATCGTCCCGACAGAGAGGGTCAGTTTCGTACCCGACGTACCGACGGTGGCCGTGTCGTCAGAAATGAAGCCCGTACCAGACACGACGGGTCCCGTGTCACCCGATACTGTGATTGCACCGACAGGAGACGTGGTCCCCACACCCAGCAGGTAGTTGGTGTCAAGTTGCATGGACGTGGAGGTGAGGACCATGCGATCCCCAAGCGTGCCTGCCTTCATCGTCTGGAAGAAGATCATCCCATCCGGGCTTGCCGCCGTGGCGTCGGTGATCTGCGACCCAATCTTGGCATAGACCCGCGAGGCTGCTGCGTCATCCTTGCCTTGGAACGAAATGTTCCCCAGCAGGTCAAGCGCCGCAGGTGAGGCGCTGTTACGATAGAGCATGAGGTCAGGGGCATCAGTAGACCCTGCCTCGGCAACTTCCAAGATCACCGTCTCGGAGACACCTGTCGATTTCACGTGAAGTGGGGCCGTGGGGGCGTTGGTACCGATGCCCACATTACCATCGCTCGTGATCCGCATGGCTTCGGCTGCGCCCGCGCTGTCGGCGCTGTCCCGTGTACCAAACACGAGCGCTGCGTCAGGCGTGGTGGATTCGGAGATGGCCGTGACATATGCGGCGACCCCAGCCGAACTGTCGGTGCCATAGAACTCCAGCGTGCCGACAGGCTGATTCACCTCGACGGCAGTGTCCGTGTCGGTGATGCGAATGCGGTTGGTGTCCGCAGCCAAGGCCCGCGTTGCAGCAGACGCAGCGGTCTGGCTCACGCTGACGGTGTAGTCCCCGCTGCCACCCGTGGTACCGCTATCCTGCGAAAGGATGTAGGTGTTGGGGGCGACGTTGACGCCAAATACGTACTGACCTACGGCCAGCGGGCTGGACGGGCTATCAGACACCGTCATGGTGGTGCCAGTGATGGACGCCGTGAAGGTAGACACAGGGTTGGTGGTGCCGCGCACCTCAATAGCCGTCGAAGGCGAGGCCGTGCCAACACCCAGTTTGCCCGTCAAAGACAGGCTACCCGTGACCGCGCCACCGCTGGCAGTAGACAGGTAGGGCAGGGCAGAAGTCAGGTCAAAGGCGTTTCCGGCACCATCGGTGTAGACAATGGCAGCGGTCAGAGGGAGGATCGTCGCCTTCGTGGTGCCTGCACCCTGCTGGATGTTGATGTAGGCGCTGGTCGTGTTGCGGACCATGTAGAGTTTCTGGGCATCGGTCGGCACAATGGACAGGGCAAAAGGCGTCCCAGAAGTACCCGTCGGCGTGCCGCCGAGGATGATCGTGCGATACTGACCGTCCGAAACCACACCGTCATCCGTGGTAAGGTTAGCCGAAGACCCGGTAAGCGTCAGCGTAACAACACCGTTCACCCCGATGTCGAGGATGTCCATGTTGGCGTTGACGGTGTCGCCCCAAGTACCCGACTGCTCGCCGTTGGCGGGCTTCTGGATGCCGAGGTTATTCGTGTAGGTGCTTGGCATGGCAGACCCTTATGCTGCGACGTTCGTCCAGTCAGTGGTAGTAGTTGTGATGGGAGAATACCCGGAAGCGCCATTCGGCACAACATCTGCGTAGTTCGTGCTAGTCGTGCTAATTGTGGCCCACGCAGGTTGTAGGCTGGTTGTCACGGGTTGGTAGTTCGGATCGGTGCTGGGGATGATCGGCCCCCACACCAGAGGCTGACCAACGGCACCAGTGGCCGCGACCCCAGTAAGGAAGACCGTGATCTTCCCAGACGCAACAACCTGCCCAACCTGCCCCGTGGCCGCGACCCCTGTGAGGAGCGCTTGCACGTTGGTGTAGGCCGTGACCGTCCCGACAGAAGCCGTGGCTTCGACCCCGGTGACGTTGACCGTCGTGATGAGTTGGACCGTGACAGACCCGACATCAGCCGTAGCCTGCACGCCCGTAACGGGGGCGTAGGCAATACTGCCCGCCAGAACCTGCCCAACATTACCCGTGGCGAACACGCCCGTGAGGTTGACGGTGGCACCAGCCGCGACAGTGGCATCGCCTACTTGCCCTGTGGCAAACACGCCCGTAACGGGCACAGTAACGCCTGTGCCTTCGGTAACAGTGACCGAGCCTACCTGACCCGTACCAAAAACGCCCGTCAGAGAAACCTGTGCGGTGCCCGTAACTGTCAAAGTTCCGACAGCGCCTGTGGCGAATACGCCCGTGAGCGGGGCGTTGGCACTTGCAGTTACAGTGACAGACCCTACCTGCCCGGTCGCGGAGACGCCCGTGACGGACGCGGCGGCGCTAACCCCCGGAAGGGACGCAATCGGGAAGGCGGCGATGGGTGATCCTGCGATCAAAGACACAAGTCACCCTCCTCTAGCTGGCGTGACAGTTGGATTATGCCACGACCCGACCCATCAGGGATACGGAAAACGGGCTTTGATCTCGGCCACCTTGGCTTCCCATTCAGCCATCGTTGCTTCACCGCGCTGGGCCATGAAGAAGATAGGGTCGGCTTCGACAGTATAGGCAGCGCGACGAGCGGTTTCCTGCTCCTCGCGGGAAGGCTGTTTTGCCAGAATAGCGGCGATCTCTTCTTGGGTGAATGGGCGAAGCGTAACCTCCCCCGTCTCAGCGTTCGTGATCGCTTCGGTGAACTCGCTCATGCTTTCACCCCGTATACTTTGATGACGCCTGCGTCGAAGTTGCCAGAGCCGTCCCATGTGAACGAAATGGACGTCGAGGCGGTGGTAACGGTAGATGTGGTGAGGTTGTTGACCCCACCTTGGGTCGTGTTGACCAAAACTGAACCACTGTTCAGCATGACATGAAGCGTTCCAGAAAACACTGCTGTCGCACCAGAGGCGCTGGTGAAAGACTGCGTTGCAATCTGGAGGCGGCGGTTGGCCCCGGTGTTGTCGTGGGAAACGCCGTCAACCGTGATGTACAGAGACCCATAGCTGGTCAGCGTCAAGCCAGACAGGGTCTGCGTCGTGCCACTGGTCGTGGTCAGGGTGCCAAGCAGGACGACGTTCTGTGTCGTGGACGACAGCGGTGTGATGCCGTTGATGAGCGCCGTGTTGCCACCAGAAGCGTCATAGTAGTTCGCGGACCGCACGCTGCCCGCGACCAACAGATTGGTCGCGCCGGGGTCTGTGGTGTTGCCAACCGACACACCGCCGCTGGCGTGAATACGCATACGCTCCGTTACGGCCCCACCAGCCCCATTCGGGCGAGTGGTGAACCGAAGGTATCCGCTGATGTCGTTGGACCCAGTGGCAGTCTCGACGATCCCTTGAATTTGCGACAGGATGCGAAGCGCCCCGCCATCGTAAGCCGAGTAGTTTGAAGACCCGACATTGTCCCCGCTTGCAACCGTTGTGGGGGATGCGAGGGTTCCTCTGTACTTCCTGAAGTTCAGGGCGGAAGAAGAGGTATCCGTGGATGCTCTGGACAGGATGATGTTTGTCCCTGCGTCCCCAGAGACCAGAAGGGTTGATGTGGTGGAGTTATACAACTCCATCAGCGACGATGGGTTAGACGTTCCAATCCCAACATTTCCAGCGCTATCAATCCGCAGGCGCTCAGACCCGTTGGTCGAGGCCGTGATGACGTTCGCACCCGTGGCCGACAGGGCCAGCGTTCCAGCGTTCGTGACGCCCGTCAGTGTGGCGGTGGTTCCCGTCACGACGAGGCCGGAGAGGTCAGCCGCCGAAATGATTACCGACACAACCGCTGCGCCAGACAGGTTCAACAACGATCCGGTGGAGGACTGCACCAGCGTGCGCGAGAGCGTGGTGCCAGACGAGGTGTACGTCCCCGTGCCGACTTCCCATGCCGTACCATCCGTAATCAGGTAGGACACCACGTTGCCGTTGGCGATGCCACCAGAGGCGAAACTCTGGTAGCCCGTCGTGGCAGAGCCAAGGGTGACGGTCCCCGTCCCCGTGGTCGCAGTGCTCATCTGAACGCGGTTGGCATAGACGGGCATGTCAGTCCTTACGCGATACGGATGATGGCGTTGCTTGCGTCAGCCGTCGGGAAGACGATCACGAAGTCACCAGCCGTCGAAGTCTTGTCCGCACCGAAGTCCAGCACCGCCACGGTCGGGTTGGTGTAGGTGTGGGCCGGGGTCGTGTTGTAGATCAACGCACCGCGAGCCGTGATAGTTGCCGACGTGAAGGTCAGGTCCGCGAAATCGGTGAAGGCCGTGGTTCCCGACGTGGTTGGGCTGACGTTGGTCAGCGCACCGCCGCCAGCGGAGTACGAACCCGACGCACTGACCTCGTTAGTCGAGGTATACGCCGTGGTCGCAGCCGTGAAGCTGGCCGAGTTGGTGTACAGCGCCAACTTGAACGTGTCGCCGCTGGGCGAAACGCGGAAGTCGTGAACACCCTCAAGGAGTTCATCCTTGAACGAGGTGCACATGTAGTTACCCGTGAATGCCATCAGAGCCTCCTGATAAGTTCTGCCAGATCAGGATGCCCTGCATCCTTCAACGCATTATACACCGTGGTACGATCCGACGCGATAGCCTCGCGCATGTAGTGTGCCACGACCTTTTCGATGTGGGCTTTGAAGGCCCGCGCTTGGTCGCGGATTTCGGCAGGGGCCGAGTCCGAGACGAAGATCAACTTGTCGGAACAGCGGGCGGCGACCTCTTCCGGGGTCGAGCCGCGCCCTGTCGTGGTGTGAACCTGCACGAGTGGGATGTCGCGGGGGAGGTCCATAGAGATTGCGGGGGTCGTCATTTATCCACCCTGATTTGTCCGTCGCGGTAGTCGTCACGCTTGGAGCGCACGTCGATCATGCCGAGGTTTGCCAGCGCATCCATGTAGCGTTTCTCGTACAACGACATGAGGTCCGTGTCGCCCTTGAGGAAGGTATAGGCTTCGACAAGGCACCCGTAAAGCAGTGCCGTCTCGGCGTTCTCGCCAAGCCACGAGGTGCCCGTATCCACGATGGACGGCGGCTCGTAGAAATAGTGCAGTTCGACCGTGTAGCTGGCGTTTGGCGTCGGGCCGAGGATGAACGTGCCGTAGGTCGAGACAGGGCCATCCCCATCAAACTGCGCGTAGTACTTCGGCACCCCGGTGCTGGACGCGTTGGGGTATGCCTCGCGCATGAAGTTCACGTCCTTGTCGATCAGGTAGAGGTAGTCCCCGTCGCCGTCTATGATGGCGATAGAGAAGACCGACAGGAAGTCGGAGGGTCGGGCAAGGTACTTGTTGCCCGACGCCAGCGCCCCCGTGACGTTCTTGCGAAGTTCGGGGATCATCACCGAACGGTAAATACGCTCCTCAGTCTGGCGAATGAAGTTGTCGATGTTGTCCACGAGAGTGGTCTCGTAGCTTTCAACGTAGTCTTGGATCGCTTGCTTGAGTTGCGTGTAGTCCATTTACCGCTCCAATCAGTAGGTGCCCGAAAAGCCCTTGCCACGGATAGCAGCACCCGTACCACGAACCGAGCCGCCCTTCGCCATCTTTTTCGGCGCGTCGTGCTTCTTGTCCGCAGCGGACTTTTCCCAGTCCTTCATCGACATGCCACGCTTCTTGGCCATCGCCTTGTCTTCGCGCATGTCCTTGGCGGTGCCTTCCTTCGACTCCACCTTGCCGCCCTTCTTGTAGTAGCCGGGCTGACCGTTACCCCCGATCTTGCGAGCGTAATCCTCGCCCAGCTTACTGGCCCCTGCGGTACGCAGACCGTAGATCGCGCCTTCGCCAGCCTTCTCGGCCTTCTTCGGGTCGGCGGCAATCTTTTCCGCCGCTTTGATCTTGGCACGGCCTTCGGCACCGGGGCCAGCCCCACGGGCGTTGGCGCGGCGGTATTTCTGGGCGTCACTCATCGGCTTCTTCGCCATCTCAAACTCCATCAGTTGTGGTGACAGTCACGGCCCCAACGGAGCCAGTCATGTAGATCAGCGGGTTGCCAACAGGCGACCAGCCCCACAGGGCGTTTGCCGCTGCCTCTGCCGTATCAGGGCGAGGGTCTTTCAACGACTGCGGGTCGTTAATCTTGAGCCGTCCGATGAAAAGCTGCGGCTGATCGGGGTCCACCACGTCTTTACCCACGCGGAATCCCGTGCGGCGTCCATTACGGATTTCCCAGACAAGTTCGCTCAACGGGTAGCGGAACCCGGTGAGGTCGCAGAACCCAAATGCTTTTGATCCACGGGCGTATGCGGGCATCTCAGTTCCCCAGCATCATGGTATTGAACGGCGTGAACATGACAGACGAACGGTCGCGGTCTTCGCTGGCGGCAAGTTCAAACTGCGTCTCGTACTCAGCCTTGAGCATCGGCAGCATCTGCTGGGCCTGCGGTTTCTTCATGGCGATATAGTACGCCAGACCAGCCACAAGGGCAGGCACAAAGCGCGGCGGCACCGAGGTCATATCCGTGCCAATACCTGAAGCCAAACCGTCGATCCCTTTCAGACGGTAATACGCTACGGTGTACTGCATCGTGGTATCCGGCAGGGGCCACAGCGTGAACTTGGTTTCGGTCGCCAGACGCTGCACAAAAATCTGCGTCGGACGGCCCGTAATCAGCTTGTTGGTCTGCTGCGAATAGGTCGAGACGCTGATCCGCTCCAGATAGGTATCCACCTGTGCCGTACCCGATCCGGTGCGAAGCTGGTGCTCGATCAGGTCAATGGTGTTGGCAGGCAGGGTATATGTACCCTCACCGGGGGTCAGCACCTGCGTGCCCGACTCGATGGTAAAGAGGTTCAGGCCACGGTTGGCCCACTCCAACGTCATCAGGTTCAGGCTGCGGCGGGCGGTTTTCAGGTCATAACCCGAACGCATTTCGAGGCCAGCCCGTTCGTAGGCTTCCTCAAACAGTTCCGGCAGGTCAGGTACGACAACGGCCATGACTTAGTCCCTGAATTTCGCCGTCTTTTTGGCGATGCGTTTCGGTTGCGCCACGAACTGCTTACCCTTGGCGGTGCCTTCCCGTTTGGCGCGGCTGGTGGCAGCGTACTCCGAAGCGGTCAGAGACTCACGTGCCTTTTTCGGCAGGTAGCGTTCGCCCGTCGCTTTCGGTCCGACCGTGGAGTTCTTGCCGCTCTTGGTGCCCCAGTCTTCCTTCGTCCACTTTGACATGGACTTCTGGGCCGCAGTCTTCTCTCCGGTATAGCCACCGCCTTTTTCACGGTAGATTTTCCCGGCAAGCTGCATGGCGCGGGCGGAATGCTTCCCACCCATCTTAGCCTTGGCTTGCGCCTTAGACTGTTCCCACAGCTTTCCGTTCGTGCGGCCCATAGGTCACTTCATCTTCTTGAGCGTCTGGGCAAGGCGGGCACGCTGGCCCATCTTTCCCGGTTTCTTGGCAGCAGCAGCCAGCTTCCCGGCGGGGATCGGCTCGCCTTTCTTGGCACCCAGCGCCTTACGCAAGGCACCGGGCTTCTTGATCGCGCCTTTGATCCAGTTCTCGGCCATCAGACCATCTTCCCACCTTTGGTCCCGCGAATGGCGCAGCCGCAACCGCGCATAGACGAGACTTTGCCGCCCTTCTTCATGCCCGTTGCGGGCGTGCCAGCGGCACGGCGCTTGCGCTTTTCTTCTTCCTCGTCCTCGTAGCCCATGGCCATGCCAAGCGGAGTGTAGCGCATCAGACCTTCGGGCTGGCCCTTTTGGAGCGACTGCACGAGTGCCGCAGCGGGGCTAATCATCGCCAGCCCGCCGCTGCCCATTTTCTTCACGGGCTTTTTCATACCATCTTCCCCTTGGTATGGCCGCGCTTGCACATGCCGTCGCCGCGACCCTTCACAGCGCCGCCGTTCTTCATCATGCGGGGTTTGACCATTGCGGGCGTAACCGCGACCGGGCCTTTGCCCATGCCACCCATCATGCCAGCGGGTTTGCCCATGCCCATTGAGCCGCCCATGCCGCCCATACGCATTTTCTTCACGGGCTTGTCCGACTTCGTGCGGTTGCCCGTGAGTTCCTTCGTCATGCTTCCACGTCCGATAGCCATCTCTATCTCCTCAACAGTTCCAAGCCTTAAGCGACAGCGCCTTGCGGGTCGGTCGTCCCTTCTCGTCTTTCATAGGGCCGGGCATACCACCCATCCGGGCGCAAAACGACTTTCGGCGCTTCGCGTCTTTTTCGGTCTTCGGGTGTGGAGCCGGGGCTTTCAGGCCCGGCTTATCGGGGTTCGCCCGATTGTAGCTGGCGCGGCCTTTTGCGTTCAGGCCACCCTTCGGGTTCTTCCCCTCTTTGCGGGTCCAAGCAGGTGTCTTAGCCATTTTTGATGAGAACCCCCTCAAGCTGGATGGACCCCGGAGCGGCGTTGGATTGCATCAACTGCCACTGCACGTCGGTTTTCTCGGCATAGCCACGCGGGATAATCCGTGTGGACGAGTATGCCTGCGTGAACGGCGCAGACAGCACGATAGTCGGGGTGGAAACCCCGTCCACAAAGACCCGCGAGTAGACGCGGTAGGTGCAGAACTGCGCCCCGTTGTTCGTCGTAAACGCCTGCGACCGGATCAGGTAGAACGTATATCCAGCAGGCACCGTGTAGATGCTGGCCTGCGACCGCCCGGTGCCAGAGTTGATCTGGGCGTAGGTCGTACCGTTGTTGGTCGCCACGACAGTATCCGCAGCGGTGCCCTTGGTGATCTGCATTGCGTTGATGCGAAAGAAGTCGGCGGTACCCGAAGTAACGGTCCCCGTGGTGCCCCCAGAGAACGTGACCGTGGCCGTCTTGGCCACATAGTTCGCGTCCAACCCCTCGACCCGCATTGTCAGGGTCTCAGACAAGCTGGAGGTAAACGCCATCGTCACGGACGTAGCGGGGTAGACGTAGTCGGTCGTGTCCGATTTTTCCCAAACAGCACGGAACGTAGTGCCGTGGGCGGCGTTGTAGCCCTGCACGTTCACAAGCGAATGGTAGCTGATCTGCCCACGGCCAACCTGCAGTTCGAAGGGTTCGTATTTACCGACCCGCGAGATTGAACTGATTTCAGCCATGGGCCACTCCTTACTGGACTAGCAGTGTCACGGAAGTGACGTTGGTCAGCGTGCTGATGTAGGGATCGTTGTCCGACAAGATACCACTTTCGGGGAAAAGGAAGTACTCGACGGTGCCTGATGCCGTGTCGAGGTCCAACAGGGTAGCCCCACCGTTCCCGTTGGTGATTGTGACTCGCCCCGCGCCGCCGCTGGTCACGACGTTGATCGCGGCCAAGCGGCTACGGCCCAGCGAGGTTGCCCCCGTGGCCGTCAGGCGTTTGGCGCGGACGTTACTCTTAACGGCCATTCTCAGCCCTCCTTCTTACGACGGGGCTTCTTCACCCACGCTTCGTCCACGTTGGGGGTGACGGGGTTGTCCGCCTTGAACGTACCATCGTCAAGGCGGGCACGCTCCGGGGCGTGCCCAACCCCACGAGCGGCAAGTTCTTCCTCACTTGGAGGTGCCCACTTGATGCTCATAATGTCACCCTATTACGAGGTGGCGATGGCGATACCGCTGGCGGCGATCCAGTTGGTGCCATTGCTGACAGCCACGGTCGGCGCACCTGCGTTACCATTCGACACGTAGATGATCGTGCCAGCGCCAGCGGCGGAAGCGGAGGGGGCGGAAGCAACGGTGTAGGTCGGTAGCTTGGCAGCGCCAACAACATCACCAACGAAGCCGTTCTGGGAGGTCACGGGACCGGAGAAAGTGGTCGAAGCCATTTCAGTTCCTCTTGCACAAGGGTTCGCCGTACAGTCTGTGCAACGTCAGGGAGGGCATCCTGTCTGCACGGCTCATGTCGCCCATTGCCGCATTGTACGCTTCGCGTAGCCAAAAAGAAAGGGCCACGTTTCCGTGGCCCCTCCCATTCACTGTTCCGTCGCTTACGCGCCCGGCGAGGCGTACATGCCCAGCGGGTCCGACACGCCAAACGAGTAGCGTTCGCGGGCCTTGTAGCGAACGTTCCCTGTATCGAAGTCACCATCCATTGCGGTCGTCATCGCGGTACGGACGAAGTGCTTCATGCCGTTCGGAACGTCGGTCTTGAGGAACCACGCATCCGTGTCGGTCAGGTAGTGGTTGACCGCATAGCCACCGGGGATCGACCCGTTGGTGCGCAGGGCGTTGATGTCGTTGTCGGCGGTTGCCACACGCAGTTCCGTTTCCAGAAGGCGGGTTGCAACGAACATCAGGCTCGGCGGAACGATCAGCTTGCGGGGACGTGCAGCGATCAGCAGGCCACGTTCGTCTTTGAACGCAGCGATGTCGATCACGGCCTGTTCCAGAGCCGTTTCGTTCAGGTCAACGTCAACCGACGGGCGGTTGGAGTTGGTGATGCCCGACACCGTGGGGTGCGCGGTCGAGAACAGGGTCACACCGTCGCCCGACTGGAACGTGGTGAAGCCCGTGTTCAGCAGCGAAGCCGCCTTGACCTGCTTGGTGTAGGCCATCGCACGAGCCAGTGCTTTGGTGTAGCGAGCCGACAGCGAGTCATAGAGGTTGTCCTCCATGGCTTCTTCGGTGATCGCAAAGCCCATCGCAACGGTTTCGTGCGTGTAGCGAGCAGTGAAGGATTCCTGCGCGTTGTCGTAAACGATGGCAGCGCCTTCGTTCTTGACCGGAGCCGCGCCGAAGCCCGACAGCTTCTGCTCTTCTTCAAAGCTACGTTCCGAGTTCTCGGTGTCGTAGATTTCCGTGTGCTCGTTTTCGTACTTCTTGTACTCCAGACCGAACAGAGCGTTCAGACCGGGCAGAAGTTCTTTGAGAGCCTGTGCGCGTGAAATTGCCATAGTTCAGCCCTCCTTACACGCCGAGCGAGTTGTCGTAGGAGTGCACACCCACGTTGAGTTTCACGAGGAACTCAGGGTACGCATCCGATTCAGTGCCCGACACGAGGCCGACGATCCGCACGGCGAGGGTCGAGGTGGTGGCCAGCGAGCCGCCATTCGAACCAACGACGAGGTTCACGCCCGACACACCCGTGGTGGTGTTGCCAGCGGTGGAGAAGCCCAGCGCAGCGTTCTTGCCGATGGCACCCGGCCAGCCCGACCCGGAGGTCCCGCTGTTGAAGGTACCCAGAGCGGCAGTGCCTTGGACTTGGAAGATGCCGCGAGGCTCGTCCATGACCAGAATCCACACATCCGTCGCGCCACCCGTGATGGTGTTGGCGGGCAGATAGTTGGACCACACGGGCTGCTTGGTCGCCGGGTTCACGTAGCGTGCGCCGACGCAAACGCCCACGATACCAGCCGTTGCGTCAGCCGACGTGGCGGGAATCTTGATGGCGGTGGGGGACGACGAGACAGCCGAGGGCTGGCCAGCCGAGGACAGTTGAACGAGGTCGCCGTTGAAGATCGCAGCCGAGTTGTTGGCAGCGACCTTGTATTCACGGATAACCCCGCCGTTGTACGGCGCTCCACCGATCAGTTGGACCGGCTTGAGGCCATAGGGAGAAGCGACAGACGCCATTGGTCTAATCTCCTACAGACGGTTTCGGTTCGGCAGGGCTGTTAGCCCTTACCAAAAGTGGTGCGGGACGAACGCTCCGGCGCAAGGACGGGCATCCGTGGGTCAGATTCTCGCATGTAGTTCCGGTCCACGGCTTCCATCTGCTGACGGGCCTCATCGACCTGACCATACGTGCGGTCTTCTGCAATATCGGCGGGGATGGCGCACAGGAGCAGTCCACCCACTTCGATGTTTTCGGGGAAGCGCGAATCCACGTCAGACATGACGTGAAGTTCGGGAAATTCAGTGGCCTTCACAGGGACATAGCCCTCACGGAAACGGCGAGATACGTTCGTCATGTCTCCCTGACCCAGAGTCGAGGTGCGAACCCAACGGAATTTCAGACCGTCACGGGGTTCGGGGGTCGGCAGCATGGACTGGCGTTGCCACGAACGCTTACGCTCTCCGGTTTCACGGGTCTGTGCGGTACGAGGAGTGCGTTCAGCCATTGGAGGAATCCTTGAGAAGTTGCGCCGCATACTGTTCGTTGGTCAACCCCAGCCGCTTGGCGAGAGCAACTTGGGTCGAGGAGAGCACTACCTTGCGCGGTGTGACGGAGGTCTGACGACCCGCAGGAGCCACCGGGGAACTCATTTGCTTACGAGCAGGCTTCTCCTCTTTTTGCTCGTCTTCAAACTTGTCTGCGAAAACGCGGCGAACCGCGCTGTCAATGGCAGTGTAGTATTCTTCGCTGTCTGGCGCAACACCACTCTTGATAACACGTTCATGTACGCCATACGCGTACCCGGTCATCTCCTCGTCTTTGCCAAACCACGGGTTACGCTGTGCCCACGACTTGGCACGATCCGACGGTTCGGGGACGCGGGGAGCCTGCTGTGCTTGCGACTGCGGAGCCTGTTGTTGCTGCGGTGCCGGGCGCTGAGGCTTGAAGGACGCAAGGCGCATCTCCTCACCCTTGAGTTCCGACATCTTCAACTGGGCATCCGCCAGAGCGTCAGCATCGCCAGCTTCATACGCCGCCTTGAACGCCGCTTTGGCCTGCTCAAGCTGGGTGGCAACCCGCTGCTTGGCCTGCCCGATGGAGACATCCTCGGTCGCTTCCAGCCGCTTCATCAGAGCATCGCGCTCTTCCTTGACGCGGGCGGCAAAGGCGATGGCTTCCTCGCGGGCGCGAATGGCCTCTTCCTTGGCCCGGCGCTCGGCGTGGCTCTCGTATTTCAGCTTGTTGATGCGCTTCTTGACCTTGTCGGAATAGTCCTCAAGGTCGTCGTCATCCGCGCCCGTGTCGGCCTTGGCAGGCTCTTCCGCTGCTTTCGGCTTACCCTTGTCGGGTTCCGGGGTGTCATCGACAATCTCGATTTCGAGTTCGTCGTCCTTGTCTTCGATCTGGTCGGTCATGCTCGGCTATACCCCCGTGGGTCTTCGACAACCGCTTCCACGGTGTCATCGTTGATAAGACGGAACTCCTGCCCGTTCACCTTGAAGCGGGTGCCGGAATAGGAACGGAAGATGATGAAGTCACCTTCTTGGCAGTACGGCCCATGCGGGAACTTTTTGTCGTCGGCGTAGCACTCTGCGCCAAGTTTCAGCACGTATCCGATGATGGAAGCGGTTTCCTCGCCTGCCCGACGCTCTTCGGGGATGAACACCCCACCTTGCGTGGTCTTGGCTACTTCGGGGATGGCGATGAGGATTTTGTATCCCTTTGGTTCAGGCAGCTTGGCCTTAACCTCGTCGGATACCGACGTTTCGGCAGCGTACATTTTGCTCTCCGCAGTGGCTCTGGGTGCCACAGTTACCCTGCGTGGGACCACCCCACGATATAGTACGTCACGCTACGTTATTGCGCGTTACTCATCAAGATAGCGTTTTTCGATCTCTTTGACCTCAGACTCCATATCTGCATAAGCTGCGTACTCGCCTGTCAGCTTGCAGTACTCCTCGTAGCTGCGTGCAGCCCCTCCAGCGAGGGACTGCTCGATATGCGACTTGCGGTCAGCGATCCGGCGCATCAGGAGCGCGAGAATATCACTCTCCATCCTTCACCCCCTTGGGCTGCTGCGGTTGTTGCTGGGGCTGGCTGGACTGGATCAGAGTCTTGGCGACCTCGACCCCGATGCGTGCGCCTTCCATCTTCTGCTTGGCGGCATCGCCCTGCATCTGCGTGGCGAGACGCGCCCCGATCTGCGCCCCGGCCCGTTTGTCTTCGGACTTGAGGCGGTCTTCCTGCAGCTTGAGGTTCGCGGCCTTCATCACCGTGTCGGCTTTCAACTTCTTCTCGGCCAGCGCCAGCTTGCCTTGGACCTCAATTGCCTTGATCTGGAGTTCCTGCTGCTGCATCTGGACCAGCGGGTCTTGGGCCTGCTGCTCGGCTTGCTGCTGGGCCATCTCGGCTTGGTCTTTTTGCAGCAGCTTCTCGGCAGCAACCGCAACCACACGCGACAGTTCCAGTTCGACATCTTCCGGCAGCGGCTCGTCTTGGCCGGGCATCGGGACGCCCATCTGCTTTTCGATCTCGACGCGATACTGATAGGCCACATGCTCGTTGATGTGCGCCAGCATGGCCGACTGGATGGCCTGCGCGAAGGGCGACTGGCCCACGATTTGCTGGATTTTCGGGTCTTGCATCGCGGCCATGTGGACTTGGATGTGCGCCTCGTGGTCCTGATACAGGTATGCCTTCACAGGCTCCTGCTTGAGGATGGCCATGTTCTCGGACACGGGGTCACGCGGCTTGATGTCGTCGGGCAGCTTGATGATGTCGCCCGCATCTTGGATGCCCAGCACCTCCAGCATCTGCTGGTGCAGCTTGCCCATGTCGTAGAGTTGCGGAGCCTGCTGCGCGAGTTGCAGCGCGGCCTGATACTGCATGATCCGCTGCGCCATGGTCGCGGCGTTGGGATCGGATACGGGGATCACGTCCACGGGACCACCAAAGTCCTCGCGGCGATTGAAGCCCTCGCCCACCTCGTAGTCATAGGCGTCGGGCATGTAGTCGCGGATGATCGCGGCCAGCAGGCGCAACTCGTCCTTCATAGCTGCGTGCAGGCGGGCTTGGACGCCCGACATGACCTTGAGCGACCGCTCCAGCAGGGCCAGCGTGGTGCCCACGGGGGCTTGCGCCGACATATCGCTGACCTTGAGGTCCGCCACGGAGCCGATGCGACGACCCTCTTCCACCACGTTGCCCAGCAGGGTGTAGAGGACAGACGACGGTTCCTTGTACGGCATCGGGAACAGGCTCTCGCGGAGCGTGCCCCCCACCACGTCGGCATCGCGCCACTCGCCCGGCATCAACGGGGTGTTGTCGCCTTTGATGCGCAGAGTCTTGGCTTTCAGACCCGCAGGCAGGTTCGACAGGGTGCCTGCGTCGATCAACTGGCGCAGGATGGAGGTCGCGGACTTAGCCAGACCACCGATCAGGTGGATCAGACCCGTGCCGTAGAAGCCCATGCCCGGCAGATAGGCGTAATGCACGAAGTGCATCCGCTTGGTCTTTTTCGGGTCATCCTCGTACCAGTTGCGACGGATCGACAGGATTGTTTTTGTGTCCTTGTCGATGGTCACGACATAGGGCCGGGCGATGCCCTCCTCATCTGCGAACGGTTCCGGCAGGTCGAGGTCCACGTGCATCTCAAGAAGAGTATACCGCGTATCACCCTGAATATAAGTCGGGTCCTGACCGTCAATCTCGTCGTACTTCTCTTCGATGTCAGTCCGCTCGGCTTGGGGTTCCGGCAAATCGACATCGCGGTAGAAACCCACCGCCTGCAGCTTCTTGATCTCGTTGTCGGTCTTCTTCATCACGTGCGTGTAGCGAGGGCACGTGCGGAGCGTGGACGCCCCGTAGGACACCACGAAGTCTTCGGCAGGGACGAAGTTAGCCACAGCCCGTTGTTCGATGGGGTCGAAGTACAGCTTCTTGAAAGACGACCCGGCCAGCGGCAGACGGAACAACATCTGCTCCATCTCGGTGCGGTAGTCGGGCATCTCCTCGGTGATCTGGTAGTTCATCTCCTGCTCGACGCGATGCGCCTGCCGGGTCTTCTCAGGGGTGATCTTACCCACAATCTTCGTGCGGGCCGGGCCAGAGGCAGGCATCAACTCACCCATAGCCTGCGCTTGGAACCGCACCACGGCTTCGGAGAGCATCGGGTGGTAGACCCCAGAGGCACCCATCCACGGCTGCGTCCGGTCTTCGATCTTCATGCCCAGCAGGTCCAGCCCTTTGACATAGGCCATGGCCCACTCTTTGCGGCTGTTGCGGTCGGCCAGATAGCTGTCCACCAACTCGTTGGCCAGCGTGCCAAGATCGGAGTCTTCCATCAACTCTGCGAGGTTCGCATCGTGGTCGGCGTCTTCTTCGCCCTCACTGCGCGGATCGCCAAACTCGATGACAACACCGCCGTCATCCAGTTCGATAGAGACAGCATCGGCAGGATCAGCGACTGCGATTTCGATGTCGGGCATCGCGGAATCATCCAACAGGATGTCGGACGGGGTCATAGGTTTAGCGACAGCCATCGGTGTCTCCCACAAGATTTGTGCAGACTATAGCAGGAAACTGTGGGGATCGGGAAGCGGGATGTCATAGACCTGTATCGGGGAGGGACAATACAGAGGACATGTCCACGACACCCCGCCTCAACCGTGTGTAAGCATGGTATGAAAGGAGACCGCCATCTTACACCGCCGCTGTTTTACCCGTCATTGTCGTGACGGTCCATGCCCCACCTGCGGCTGGGGGTAATCACCACAAAAGTACGCGCTTTGGCGCGTTAATCAACGCCCCAGCGCCGTTTGAAATGCGCGATGTTTGCCCGCAGAGCCTCTTCCTCGCATTGCAGGGCGTATGGCGGTTTGCGCTGGTATGTCAGCATGGCCCTCTGGACCCGCCCAAGGCGCTTCTGCATGTCCGCCAACACCTCTTGGGCCTCGCGGGACAGGGGCGGTTTAGGGCGAAATGCGCCTGCCAAATCCTCAGAAAACCCCTGAAAATCGTCGTTTTCAGGCTCTTTTTTGTCGTTTTTTGTCATTTTTGGCTCATTTCGGGGTCGCTTTATGCGACCTTAGTAGTACTCCACCTTGTGCCTGTATGGAATCTCTTCATCAGGCTCATCAGACGGCAGGCGGATAAAACCACCTTGGCGGAACCGCATCAAGGCCATCACGCTGGAGTCAACCAAGTCGTCATGGCTGGCGAATGGGAATGCAGCGATCTCCTCGACCACCTCCTCGGCCCAACGGGTGGGCGGAACCCACACCAGACCTGACGAAATGATGTCCGAGACGGAGTTCAGGCGTGCCAGCTTGTCCCCAGTGCCCCGGTGGGGCGTATATTCGGCCACGGGGATGCCAGAACGGCGCATTTCTTGGAAAATTGCCGTCCCTGCGGACTTTTTTTCCACGATGAAGGCATCCGGCTCCCACGAGCGGTACTCTTCAAGGCACAAAGCCTTGAGTTCGGGGAACTCCAGACGCCGTTTGATGCTGTTTAGCAGGATGATATGGTAGGCATCCCCCGCTTCCTCGTTCACAAACACGCCCCACGTCGTCAAAGCCGTGTAGTCGGCCCGGTTGTTTGTCTCTGCAGCGGCGTCGAGCGACATGATGACGTATTCGCAGTATGGCGGGCTGTCCTTGTCCCACAGATTCCACCACTCGCGCTTGATGATGGCCGCTTCTTCCGCCGTGGGCTGCTGCTGATACTGCGCGTTCCACTGGAACACGGGCATGGACGCCTTTGTCCGCATCAGGGCAGGCAGGTCGAAGAACTCAGGCCAGAGCGGGCGCTGGCTGTGGGTCACTTCCCCCGTCACGGGGTCTTCTTTTGACACGTCGAGGATCGCTGGGAACTCAATCACCTCGTACTGGTCGGCCCCCTCGTTCTGCGTCATGTCGCGGACCACCCGCCCCGTGAGGTCGTCCATGTGCCAGCGAGTCTGCACGATGGCCACGCGGCCCCCCGGCATCAGACGGGTGCGTGCACCGTAGGTGAACCACGCGTAAGCCTTCTCAAACACGTCGAAGTTGCCACTCAGCACGTCCTGTTCGGAGTGTGGGTCGTCCACCAGCAGCAGGTCAGCACCACGACCCGCGATGGATGAGCCAATACCGCAGGCGAAATACTCGCCGCCAAAGTTAGTGTTCCACCGCCCAGCCGACTTACTGTCCGTGGCCAGCGAGATTGCCGGGAAACACTCGCGGTAGCGTTCCGTGTCGATCAGGTTGCGGACTTTTCGTCCGAAATCGACCGCGAGGTCGGTCGTGTGGGACACCATCATGACCTTCTTGCCCGGATTCCGCCCAAGGAACCATGCAGGGAAGTAGATAGAGACAAGCTGCGACTTGCCGTGTCGGGGTGGGATGTTCACGCAGACCCGGTCCGCTCCCTCCTCGACGCTCGGCCCCCGTTCGATGGCCATCAACTTGTCGGCCAAGATGCGATGATGTCGGCCCACCTTATAGGTGGGGTCCATGAACAGGCAGAATGCGATCAGGTCGTCATAGGCACGCTCCCGCTCCTTACGGGCGGTGAGTTCCTCCACCAGCTTGTTCAACTCATCCACCTCGTCAGGGGACATTGTGTCCACCTGCGACAGGAGCAGGTCAATCTCGTCTTCGGTGAAGTCAGTCACTCTGCACCTCGTCAGGCAGATAATCTCCCCGCACCAGCTTCATCTTGAATGTCTCCAAGAGCCACAGCACGTCGCCGCCGTCCTTCATACCGAGCGTGGCACGCGCATCCATCGTCCCGTCATCCTTGCGATAACCGATGATGATGACCTCATCGTAGACACCGATGGCCTGCTCCAGCACGTTGTCCGCATCCTTCGCGGCGTCTTTGGGGTAGAACTTGGTGACGTTGGTGGTGCTTTCTCCGTTCACTCTTTCTCTCCATAAGAACTTAGGATGTCATCTAGGTCATCCGTAGTTGTTTTTAGCGCGTTCTGTTCTTTTGGTTGGTCTTGCTGGCTCTCGCCAAGGATAGCGTCGAGGTCGAGGGCTTCTCCGTCGATGGTCAACGGCTCGTCATCCGCAGGGGTCACGTCTTTCAGGGCGTTCAGGCGCTGTTTCAGCTTGGCCCGCAGGTCGTCCGTGGTCTGGTGCGTGATGGTGACTTCGGTCTTCTCGGTGAAGAGGCCCACATCCCCGATCTTGCCCAAGAGTTCCAGCGCCTTTATCCGCACCTTGGGGTCCGGGTTCTCTGTCTCTTGGATGAGTTTGTTCGTCACCAAGTGACGAATCTGCGTGGCCGAGGTCACGATGGCATGGGAATACTCTTTCAGGACTTGCTGGGTCAGCAGCAGTGCGGGTGGGGTTAGCTGGGCCACGTTCTTCACCGTCGCTTTCTTGTTGGTCGCTGCCGGGTCAGACGAAAATGCAGCGGTGATGGTCGCCGCCGCCTGCTTGTCTTCTTCCGTCGGCGTTTTGATCTTCAACCCATGCCCGGCCAGCAGAGCCACAGTGCCGCAAGCCGCATCCACCTTGTCCATAAGCCCCTGCTGCAGCCCGGAGTCTGCACCGAGAGGTGTCTGGTTGTCAGGCGTGATGCGCAGCACGGATGGTGTCCGAGTGGTGAAGTTTCACAAAATATAGCCCCCTTTCCGGGTTTTTGGGAGTCCCTTTGTAAAGAGGGGGTACCCCTGTTTTTTAGTGATGTTCTGTGCCGAAATTTAACAAGGGGTGGGGTGTTCTGAGCGTCCAAGCGATGGTCTAAGCCGGGACGAAGCTGTTCTGAGCGTCCAAGTGATGTTCTGAGTTTGTTCCAAACTGAAATGTTTGTGTGGAATAGTAATACTATATCAGACCATGTGACCTGTCAGTTAGGGGGGATACCCCTCCGGTGGGGGTCTAGGTAGTCCGTTTCAGCCTGATCCAACCCTGCCTGCGCGACGGCTGGTTCGGCGCTGCCTGACGGGCTGCAGAGCGGCCTGCCAAATGGCCCAAGGCGTTCTGGCTGGCTGCAAAGCGGCTCGGCGCGTGGCGCAAAGCGTGGTGAAACGTGTAGTCGGGGGGCGTTTTATCCCCTCCCGTGTTAGCGCGTGGCTAACAGTGCCGGACAATGCCGGACAATTCCTTATAATGGTGTCCATCGAACGGCAATGGTGCTGCTCGATATAACATGAAAGGCGTTAGCAAATGGCTAACATTTCTCTGGCGAATGGCGCTTCGGGCGCTGCAATCGTGGCTGGTGCTGGGTCGAACCTCGGCGTCTCCGAGGACATGATCGACACGCTCCGCAAGGGCTGGTCGTCGCATGGCAAGGGCGAGAAATACCTCGCGGCGTTCTTCGATCTGGCGGATGCGCAGGGCTGGGCCGATACGCATTTCATCGCGGTCGGCAAGGACGGGTCCACGGCCACAGAAGCGTCTTGGGAACGGTGCAAGCTGATGGTTACATCGGCCATGCCCAAGGGCGTGCAAACGCTTCTGGCAATGCCCGCTGAGGCGGCGCGGGGCCAAGTCGCGGCGGATTGGGACGGGAACGATTACACCAAATCGGGCCAGCCCAAGGACAAGCGGTATTGGCAGCAGCAGGTCGGGGCGCGGATCGCCAAGCTGGGTGATCAATGGCGCGAATTGGTGCGGGCGCGTGCCGCGAAAGAAAACTTCCTGCGGCTCAAGGATATGATCGCAGCGGGCGATACGGACGGGGCGCTGGCTCTCAAGGGCGAGATGGAACGGGCGCAACCGCGCAAGAATCTCCAGCCGTCTGAGTTCTTGGATCAAGCGTTTACCGATACGCTCAAGCGGATCGAACGGGCCAAGTCGGATGCGATTGATCTGCCCATGCTGCGGGAAGCGGTGCTGCGGTTTAGGGCTGAGGTTCGCAAGCTGGCCAAGGGCCAAGCGGCGGAATGACAACGGGCGGGGCGGCGCAAGCCGCCCCATCCTTCAACGCAAGCAAGGGATGAGATGATGCGGATTCGGGATTGGTTGGCTGACGCGCTGGGCGTCGTGATGTTGTTCGGCATCCTCTACGGGGTGTTGTTTCTGGGTGCGGTGTTCGGATGAGGCAAGGGGAAGCGGCGCAAGTCGCTTCCCCTTTTTAGTTGCGCTGCGGCTTCCCATGCAGCAAGCGGCGCGGCGCGCTATCCCTGCCGGATTCGGCGCGGCCTACGTTTCCGGCTTTCGACGCCAGTTCTCCGGCGGCAGTATGGTCTTGGCGTCTGCACCTTTTGCCTAACGCTTCTCTACAGGAATGAGACCAGTTCTCTGAGCGGCTGTGCGCCCACGCGCACGGGGCGGGCGCGGCCATGCAGGCGTGTTAGCGGCTGGCTAACAAAAAACCCGCGCCGGTTGCGCGGGGTGCTGGACGGCTATGACGTAGTCATAGCCGGTTTTCCTTCTGGTTGTCAAGCGGAAATTTTGCCCGATGCCAGTTCTCGGAGCAGCGGCGCGCCCAACAAAAAACCCGCTCAGGTTGAGCGGGTGGCTTGGCGGCTACAACTACGTTGTAGCCGTTTTTCCTTCTGGTTGTCAAGAACTTTTTTCGGCCAAATGAGAACATCCTAAGTGCTTGATTTCATTATAATGTTCGTGACTTTGCGGAACAAACCATGAATGTTCGGAGAACATTCCGTCGATGCTCCTCGTAAGTCATTGATATTTGGTAATGTTCGTTCTGTTCGCACGAAAAAAGTATTATCCGGGCGCTCGTTCGACCGACGGCAAGATGTTCGGTTTTCCGCACCCGCCAGAAACGCCCAAAAAGAATGACTAATAATAATTCTAAAAAAACATTAGAACTTTCTAGGATTTTCAAGCACTTGCCCACACCTCACTGCGAACATTATACGAACATTTATGTTTACTAACACTTCACCATTACTCACCACCCCACACCACCAAACAACAAACCCCGATAGGCAAAATGGGGCCAAAAACCCCCTGCCTCACAACAACCACTGCAAAATGCGATAGGAATCGACACGTTCTGTAATCATTGCGCAAGAACTGATAGTTTGCTATACTATATGGACAGTTGGAAATTTAGTCAGTGAGTTGGTTGCCCGTCGGCGGTGCCCGCCCAACTGCGGCCCGCGCTCTTTTTCATTGTTGTCTCTGTCGTTGTTAGCTGGCTGCTAACACTCGACGCCCGCTAGGGGTGCCACCGTGCTATGCACGGCGCGGCTTGCCGCCCCCGATCATGCTAGGGTGATGCAGGTATGTGCAGTGACGTTGCCCCAGCAGCGTCAGCTACCGATGATACCGTATGGTATGGCTACCCCCACGTGCCCCAGCACGGGGGAGGATAGATGCCGGAGACCAAAACCAAAAGGCCCGCTGTTGTGTAGCCCCAGCTACACAGGAGATTGCGGATCGCAGACTGTGGCTGCGTTAAGCCCATAAACTTCCAAGCACGATGACTCGGCTCACATACACCGCGCTGTGAAGCGCCGCGCTGCATACCCAAAGAAAACAGATTGCCAAACCCGCCGAGCGGCACAGACGCCGCATGGAACGGGCGAGACAAACTGACGGGCAACAACGGTCGAAACCAAGGGGCGGCGCTACGCTATGCTTCGCCCCATTGGTCTGATGCAGATGGTTCCTGCATCACTGACGAGACAACCCACAAACCCACCAAGCCAAGGACCAACCATGACCATTAAGAACAAAATCACCAAGACTTGGGACGGTCGCATCGTTGACGACCACAACAACCTTCATGTTGTGGAAGCCTTCAACGACCACGGCACTATGAAGGCCGGAAACACCTACATCATGGAGCGTCACGGGCGCATTGCCCCAGTGCTTGTCACCTCGACGGTGTGGAACGCGATGCAGAAAGCCTGCGCCGCATACAACTCCAACCGCTAGGTCGGTGCCTAGCACAAACAAGGAGACTGAAATGACCAACCTGAACAAAGAAGCCGCAGCCGATGTTGCCGCGACCAACGCAACGCTGTCCGCCACGGGTGGCGTGTCGCCCATGCCCAAGCAGACCATCTGGTCCTCGCGTGTCCCCCTGCAGGACCGCACCATCCGCTTCGGGATCGCTGCCGAGACGCTCACGGCCATTGCCGAGATCACGGGCAACCAAGCCCTCCACCATGCCATTGGCTACCTGACGCAGTGGAACCTCGCCCATCCGTTCTGCGAGATCATCGGCGGTGTCTATGACGGGACGCCCGAACTCGTTGCGACCTACCGCAAGGAAGAGCGCGGCCCCATCACCTACCAGATCGGTGCGGTGTGGCATGAGGGCAAAGCGATTGATGGCATGACGGGCGACACCGTGGCCGGACACTTCGGGTTCCATTCGTGAGGGAGAACTAAGATGAGCGATAATTTCGTGACGCACTGCGAAGCAGTGGAGCGGACCCTGCCCGCGTTCTGGGCACCTGCCCTTATCAACCGTGACTTCACGGGGTTTGATGCCGACTACCCCGACATGGAAAAAATTTGCGCCTTCATGTCCGATTTCACCGAACTCTACGGCAACTGCGATCCCATCGACGTGAGCGAGGAGTCCTATTTTGTTAAGGGGCACGATGCAGTGCGCTACGGTGTGCTCCCGTGTGAGTGCTTTGAGTATACGTTCATGCCGAGCATTGGAGAACTGTGATATGAACATGCAAGCCCTGTTCGATAAGTTCCTGACCGGAACCGACCAAGATAAGGCCGAGGTGCGCGAGTTCCTGACGCGCCACGAGAACATGCACCTGCTGTATAGTCGGGACTTCATCAACCTCGCTATCAAGAACGCCACCCTGCTTGGGGTAACGCCTGATGCAGCACAGGCCAAGTCCCGTGAGGAGTGGGTCGAAGCCGTCATCGCGGGCGAGACGGACGAGAGTTTCGAAGATTGGCGGTTCCCGTGGGAACGGGGGGAGGACTAACATGACCTATTCATGTGATGAATGCGGCGAGTGGGTGCACTCCAAGCGTTGGGAGTTGGGCTACCGCACCTGCCGTGAATGTGGCGAGGCTAACGCCCGTGCGGCCCGCGCCTCGTGGTGCATCGCCCCTGCGGGGCACAAGCAGGGCTACACGCGGATCACCGACCCGCAATACCTGCGGAACATGAACCCCAAGAGAGTGGAGGACTAACATGGAGCCGAGATGGCGTGAGGAGTGGCGGTTTGACCCTGACCGCCGCTTCATCGGCGGCACCGCCGAAGCCGACCTGTGGGTGGTGTATCATCGGGATAGAGACAGCAAGGAACCCACGGGTAAGGTGGCATCCATCCGCATGGTGCTCGGCCCCGGCTGGGACGGTTGGGATTGGATGTGGTGGGCCAGCGATGGGCTGCGCTACCCGAATGCGAACCAGTCACATGCCTACAAGCTGGCCCGCTATTTCGAGAAGAACAAACCCCTGCTGGACGCCTACGTGCGGGCCTTCGTGCCTGAGTTGGAGGACTAAAATGCAGCGGTATACGTTTCAGAGCAACCACCCCGCCCAATACCTTGGCGGTGTGGGCAAGTATGATGTGTTCTACGTGCCGAGCATGGAGAAAGTCTATGCCAAGCGTAGCAGCGAAGCAGGGGATGCCTTTGTCTATAACCTTGCGGTTCGTGAGTGGCAGCGGGGCTATCTGATACAGCGCGGCGATGAACCGCCGACTGACGAGGAATGCGCCGTCATCCTCGCTATGTATGAGTGCTTTGCAGTAAAGAGTTAGTGTGCTAACTAACGCAACAAACAATACCAATGGAGAACTAATCATGACGACCAATACCAACACCATCACGCTTCCCAATGGCGTGACCATGCGTTCCAGCACTGCGCCTTTCGTGGCACCCGCCCCCGCGCCCGCGTCGGTGCCGAGCATCTCGTCCTCGGCCATGCTGGTCGAACTGTCCATCAGCGTGTGGACGGGCATCAAGAAAGACAAGCGGGCCTCGCAGGATGTGGAGAGCCAGAACGGCGCTGACCGTGGCGTGGCCAACGTGTCCAAGAAACTGCTGGGCGACTGCGCCGAACTCAAAGCGGTGCAGGATTTCACCGCGAATGTGAGAACTGGCATCCATTATGACATGACGATGCCGTGGTCCAACAGCGGTTTGCGTCTGCTGCCGACCGCCAAATACTTCGACTACACCAAGACCATGACCGCGCTGCAAGCGGAGTGGGAGCGGCTGGTCGAAACCTTCCTTGCCGCATACGAGTGGGAAGCCGCGCAAGCCCAAGCCAAGCTGGGTTCGCTCTTTGCCCGTGACGAGTATCCGACCATCGAAAAGTTGCGGACTAAGTTCCGGTTCAGCATCAACTTCATCCCGATGCCCGAAGCTGGCGACTGGCGTGTGGACATGCAGTCCGAAGCCCGCGATGCCTTGGCCGCGCACTATGAGAAGTTCTACTCCGAGCAAACTCAGCGGGCCGTTATGGCAACGTGGTCGGTCGCAGCAGAAGCACTTTCTGCCATGTCCGAGCGGCTGGCCGACCCGACCGAGGGCGAGAAGGCCAACAAGAACGGCTCCAAGGTGTTCCGCGACAGCCTCGTGGAGAACATGATGGACGCCATCGACAAGCTGGAGGTGTTCAACCTGACGGGCGACCCGACCATGCAGATGATGCAGAAGCGGCTGCGTCAGGCGATGAACGGCGTCACGCCGGAAGCCCTGCGCGAGGACCGCGACTTCCGTCTGGCAACCAAACGGGCGGTGGACGAGGCGATCAAAGCCCTGCCGTCGCTGGACCTGTAACGTCCGGTTAGTGGAGGACTAACAATGAGCCTTAAGAACTTCCAAGCGGCCTTCGACGCGCTGCCCGAAGGGGCAGACGGCGAGGATATCGCTGACTTCCTCGCAGGGGTGGCTGTGTCCTACATGCCCCCCGACGAAGCGATCCGCACGCTGTTCCGTGCGGCAAAGACGGTGGCCGAGTATGTCGCCGATATGGAGGGGCAGGAGTGTAACTGCCCCAAGTGCACAGAACGCCGCGCAGCAGAAACTAAGCATTAACAAAGGAGAAACAACATGAGCGACAACGACATCTACTTTGTCGTCACCCTGAAAGCCTTCGCCTTCGAAACCAAGGAACAGGCACAGGCGGTGGCCGACAAGCTGCTCGACGCGTTCTGTGATCTGCCGGAAGCAGATGGCTACGGCGCATCGGCGCAAATCACCGAAGAAAAACATTAACCAAGGAGAGACAACATGACCCGACTGACCAATGATATGCGTGACAGCATCCGCCGCAACATCATGAAGGGGTTGCCCAACCGCAACTACGAAACCGAGATTTACAACCTGCTGCAAGGCGTGGTCGTGGCGTTCATGGACCCCCGTGTCAAGGCGGTCTACGAAGATGTCTCGCTGCGTCCGCTGCTGCAGCGCCATGATGTGCGGATCAGCACGGGCAGCAAGAACCTCTACCTCTACAATGCGACCGACCGCTACATCGTTGGCCTGAACAAGCAGATGGAAATCCGCATTGCCGATTACGACCTGCCCGACCGTGTTCCCGAAGGGTCGATGTATCACCACATCCTGTTCAAGACCAAACTCGTGGAGTTGGTGCGGGCACACTACGCACAGGACGAGTTGCGTGAGCAGGTGAGCAAGCGCCTCAAGGCCAACCTCGCTGCGGCAACCACCATCAAGCGCCTGTTCGAAATCCTCGAACCCGAACTGCACGGCTATATCCCCGTGATCGTAGAGGGCAAGTCCACGCTGCCCGCATGTGTCGCCCCCGTGGTGGACGACCTCAAGAAGTTGGGCCTTGTCGTGCCGGAAGTGCCGAAGGCGAGTGCGTAATTAGTGCCCACGTGAGTAGTGCTAGTAACGTGTAGTAGCAACCGTCAAAACAAGTTAGTGCACAAACTAACTTACCAATGGAGAAAGAACTATCATGTCGAACGCAGCCATTCAGATGTATGACCTGAACCTCGACGAGTGTGTGGACCTGATCGCAGCGGTGGGCCACGAGCGCACCGTGCTGGCCGAAGGCCACATGGGCACGGGCAAGTCGTCCATGCTCAAGATGCTGGCGCAGCGGTTCCCGAACCACAAGCCGATCTACTTCGACTGCACCACCAAGGACTTGGGCGACCTGATGATCCCCAAGATCAAGGAGTTGGACGGTGCCGATTTCGTTCGCTTTGCGACCAACGAGGACTTGGGTCTGCATCTCGGCCAGCCCGTGATCGTCATGCTCGACGAGTATGGCAAGGCCAACCCCTCCGTGCAGATGGGCCTGACCGCCTTCATGCTGGAACGTCAGATGGGTGTGGCGCGTCTGCACCCTGACAGCATCGTGTTTGCCACGACCAACTTGAGCAGCGAGGGTGTGGGCGACACGCTCAAGTCGCACCAGCAGAACCGCATCACCCGTGTGCGTATCCGCAAGCCGGGCCACATGGAGTGGATCGAGTGGGGTATCAACAACAACATCGACGCCAGCCTTCTGGGCTGGGTGAAGGACAACCCGCAACTGTTCCAGACCTTTGAGGAGGTGAAGAACCCCGACGAGAACCCCTACATCTTCCACCCGTCCTCGACCCGCAAGTCCTTCGTCACGCCCCGCTCGTTGGAAGCGGCGTCGGACCTGCTGCATGTGCGTCACAAGCTGACGGACAAGATCGTGGTGGCGGGCCTGATGGGCACCATCGGTGAACGTGCGGCGATGGACCTGATGGCCTTCGTCCGTCTGGCCGACCAGCTTCCGTCCTTGCAGTCCATCAAGGACGACCCGCTGAACGCCAAGGTTCCGTCCTCTGCCTCTGCCGTGTGCATGGTGGTCTACCGCACCCTGTCCACGCTGGAAGCCGACTGGATCGACAACTGGATGCTCTACATGAACCGCCTCGACAAGGAAGCGCAGGGTCTGTTCGCCAATGGTGTCCGCAGCCCGAAGTATTCCAAGCAGCAGATGGTCATGACGAACCGCAAGTTCACCGAGTGGGCTATGAGTAACAATTACCTCTACGCCGCAGATCGCAAATAGTTAGTGCGGCACTAACGGGGGGCTGATGCCCCCCACAACAACTCACCAAACAATGGAGAACCGAACATGCTTGCTATCGGCAAAGCACTCACGCCTGAACAGCGTATCCAGAAAGCGACCATCGACATCATGGCCAACGGCAAATACGTGGCGCTGGCAGGTGTCCTGATGATCGGCAACAAGCGCGTCGAGTATGACGCCAAGCGGTGCCCCACGGCCTACACCAACGGTAAGGATGTGGTCTTCGGTGCCGACTTCGTCGCCAAGCTGAACGACGCCGAACTGCGCTTCCTCGTGCTGCATGAGGAATACCACAAGCTGTATCGCCACCTGACCACGTGGCGCTGGATGTGGCAGGAGAACGCCCAACTGGCCAACATCGCCTGTGACCACGTTATCAACATCAAGTTGGTGGATGACAACAAGGACGGGTTCGCCACCATGACGGGGGGGCTGACCATCGGTGCCTGTGACTTCCGCTTCCGTGGCATGGACGCCGCACAGGTCTACAACATCCTCAAGAAGGAGCAGCAAGGCGGTCAGGGCGGCGGTAAGGGCCAGCAAGGTCAGGGTCAAGGACAGTCCGGTCAGGGTCAGAGTGACGGAACTGGCTTCGATCAGCACGGCTGGGAAGAGGCACAGGACATGTCCGCCGAGGAAGCCCGCGAGTTGGAACGCGAGATCGACGAAGCTATCCGGCAGGGCGCGTTGATCGCAGGCAAGATGGGCACGGGTGGCAACCGAGACTTCGCTGATCTGCTGGAACCGCAGGTCAACTGGCGTGAGGCGCTGCGCGAGTTCATCACCTCGACCTGTGCGGGCCGCGATTACTCCACGTGGAAGAAGCCGAACCGCCGCTATATCTCGCACGGTGTCTACATGCCGAGCGGTGTGAGTGAGCAAGTTGGCGACCTCGTGCTGGCCATCGACACGTCGGGTTCCACCTTTGCACCGGGGGTGCTGCCTGCCTTCCTGTCCGAAGCCAAGGCGATCTGTGATACCGTTAAGCCGGAACGTGTCCACATCATTTATTGGGACACTAAGGTGTGCGGCGTCGAAACCTATACCCACGAGCAGCAGGCCAGCATGATCCACTCCACCCGTCCGAAGGGCGGCGGTGGCACCACGGTGGAAGTTGTTCCTGCCTATCTGGCCGAGAACAATATCAAGCCGCAGGCCGTGGTCGTGCTGACTGACGGCTATCTGGGTGGCTCGTGGGGTCAGTGGTCCAGCCCCGTGCTGTGGTGCGTGATCGACAACAAGTCCGCCGCACCCGACTGCGGCAAGGTCATCCACATCAAGACGGAGCAGTTCTGATGCCCCCCTTCGATCCGCGCAACACCCTGCATCCGCTGCACCAAGCAGCGATCCAGCAACAGATGCTGTCGGTCCAAACCGCACAAGGACAACCACGCATGAGCGCAGGTGGCGCAGCATACCCCGTGAAACAAACACCGGACTACTCGCTTGTGATGGTCCAGTTGCAGGGGGAGGAACTCTTCCCCTTCAACATCTCAGCCAGCCCTGCCCTGCTGCAACACAGCATCAAGCAGATGAACGACACAGGCTGGCTCTACCTGTTCAACGACGCCGAATCCGTCGCCATTCGGTCCGACAAGATCGTGGCGGTCAACATCAAGTCCCTGACGAAGGAGTAATGATGGAACCACGATACACACCAGCTTGGTTGCCGGGGGACGAACGCTTCCTCGGCCATGCGGGCGAGATCGACGTTTACTACGAGTATAACAACGATGACGAGGTCGATAACGTCTACATCGTCGGGCCAGCCCACCGAAAGCTGCGGGAGGAGAACACATACAACTTCGACCCCTACGCCATCGAAGGAGGTGGCGTTCTGGTCCTCCAAGATGAGGGCATGAAGGACATCCATATCGAACTGTCCGAGATGTGCGAAATCTACCAACTCTTGCAGAAAGAGGAGATACTGTAATGGGATACCGCAGTGAAGTGTGCCTTGTCGTGGCTGTCCGCACCCACGAGCAAGCTGATGAGTTGATGGCGATCTATGCGATGGATCACAGGGTGCAGAAACACGCCCTTGCGGACAAGTGGGAGCGGCACGAAGGGAAGGACGCCGTGTTCCTCGTCTACTACGACGACCATCTCAAATGGTATAAGGAATATGAGGAGGTGCAGGGTATGGAACACTTGCTCAACCTCGCCCGCACATTCAGCGATGAACGCACCGATGTGGGTCTCATCCCTGATGAGGGGGACAAGCCCGAAATGATTGTCGGGTTCCCTTATGCCGCCGCCAAGTTGCGGATCGGGGAAGAAACGCCGGACATTGAGGAGGAGATGCACTCCTCTGACGGCAACCTTGAGTCCGACATTTGGGACCGTGCCTACGTGTCCCGCAGGATCACCCTCGACTTCTAACCACGGCGTTATACGCCGCGTATAACATACAGGAGATAAACATGGCTCTCTATAAAACGCACTTCACCTGCTTCGATGATGTCGAGCAGCGGTATAACACCACCAAACCCATTAAAGGTCCGAAGCATAAGGACCACGATGTGCGCCCCATCGGGGACCGTAACCGCAAGTGGGAACGCATCGTCAAGATCGACAACGACTGCTATGCCTTGAGTGATGGACACCACCGTGGCGATGCGGTGTTTCCGGCTTGGGGTCGGCCAGACATTTCGCCCGCTGACATGGAGAAGTTCGCGCCCATCGTCTGGCGGCGCTATGGGCAGGGCGTCGAGAAGGTCACGATCCGCAACGGCATCGGCCCCTATGTTCACACCACCCGCTACATGTTCTTGAACCGCCATATGCCCGCAGGGCTGACCTTTGTGCAGACCCAGCAAGGCAAGCAGTTTGTCCGTATGCGGGGGACCGAGACCCCACTGTTCTTGGCGAAGGGGACGCACGTGACTGCTGGCGAGTATGCGGACATCCTGAAGGACCGTGCGCAGCTTACCGCTGCGCCTCTCCGCTCCGTAAACCGCTGGGCCACGGGGACCGAGGATACCACCTCGCTGACCTTCCTGCGTGTAGGCACGGGCCAGTGGGAGTTCATCAGCAACAACGGCGTGGCCCCGCCTGTTCCCCGCACCCGCGTCGATGCGGACCACAAGGCCCAATACAAGGACGCCATCAAGCAGTTCTGCGAGTGGGCCTTCACGGTTGGCCCGATGCTCAACGTGGCCGATTACAACACACGGCGGGAATACGAACAGCAGTTCAGGGATTGGTGCCAAGAGCAGGGTATCCCGCAACGTGGGTGGGGCACCATGTCCCGCCGCGCCGCGCCGGAAGTGTTCCGCACCATTATGGCTGATGCCGACCACCCGATGCGTATCGTTATGATGGTGGCGATGCTCCACGAGGCGGACGTAAACCTCCACGCTGTAACCACCAAGGAAGATGTAAGCGCGATTCGTAGTCGCATAAACCGCTGGCTCAACAAGGTCTTGGGCTTCACCACCAAAGTTATCGAAGAGAGGGAATGATATGACCGAACACTACAGCGTAGCCAACCTACGTCAACAAGGGCGGACCGATGCTGCCACAGATGATCCGTCACTCCGGCATGAACTGCGGGAGTTCATGGCTGAACTTCGCGTCAAGATGCCGTGGCTCAAGTTCTTGAGCAGGAGCAGGAACGAGGTGTATGTCTATACCGACACGTGCCCCTATGCCTTGGGGTTCATCGGTTACGCCGACTACAGTGCTGGCGAGAAGTATATGGTCTACTCGCGGACCATTGAGAACAATAAGTTCTCCAGCAGTAACCGCCAGCACAACATGCTCCTGTCGAGTAACATTGGCGTGGCGGTTCGCAATGCCCGCACTCACCTGCGGGTCTATAGCACCGCCGAACTCGCCGCGAGAAACGTAAGCGATCTGTCCACCTGCATCACGGACGCCAACGCGACCATGCGGAACCAACTGTCATCGTCTCGGCGGTTCGTCACCGATGGTATCTCCCTGTTGCTGGAGTTGCGTAACCTCGTGGAAAGCGGCCACGTGTTCGCGCAACCGGGCTTCGACAAAGAGGTGCGTCGGTTCATCGAAGCCACTGACCACATGAATGCGGTGGAGCAGCAGGAACTGCACCACGTATACGTCTATGTCACCGAGGACTGGCGGGGGCAGGTCTTCAACATGCAGCGCATGAAGCCCTGCAAAGGTTCGTATGCTGGCACCATGCGAGTGGACACGGACCACCCACCCACTGACCTGCCCGTTGCCGAGGTGGACCCTCTCATCTTGGGGCGCGTTAGCGTCCTCTCCATGCTGGCCGACAAAGGCTACGTCGCTGGTGTGGGTATGCGTATCACGGAGGATAGCTTCTATGTCCAAGTTTAAGGGTGCAGACTGGTATGACCGCATGTGTAAGCGGTTGGAGATAGACAACACCGACCGTTACAAGTTGCCTGAGTATGCGATGAAGATGGTGCGGGACTTCGGCTACCTGTGGTCCTCGCAGTTGATAGCGCGAGAGTCGGGCCACAGGCAGATGATCCTGATTGGCGTGGACCACAAAACCTCTGAGGGAAACCCGCTGGCACACTGGGACCCCGACAAAGACCTCATCTATCGTGTCTGTGTAGACCCTCTCACACAACGGGTCGAGGTAACAAGTTTCGGTATGGATAGTGTTGATACGCCAGAGGTCGGCATGTATGCTAACACTTCGGAACTACCGATATGGATGCAGGAGAAGTTGGCTGTGCTGTGCATGATGTCGCCCACCCCGCCGACCAAGGCAGTGGAAGGTGTGGGTCAGCGCATCAACGCCAACACCTACTGGCTCCCCAAGACTTAGTGAACGACTAACAAGGAGAAACGAGATGGCTGCAACGCCTGAAAGCCGCGTGAAGAAACTCGCGGTCGAACAAATGCGCAAACTCAAGGACTGCTACTACTTCTACCCTGTGACGAGTGGGTATGGGTCCAGCGGCGTCCCCGACATTGTCGGCTGCTACAAGGGCATGTTCTTCGCCTTTGAATGCAAGGCTGGCAGCAACAAACCCACGGCACTGCAAGAGTTGAACATGTCGAAGATCAGGAACGCGGGCGGCGCGGCTCTGGTCGTCAACGAGAGCAACGTGCTGTTCGTCAAAGAGTTCCTTGAAGGGCTGGCACAGGAGGAGAAAACAGATGATCCGGCCTGACATTGACGCGCTAGGCTTCACCATCGCGGTCTGTAACTGCGACGTGTGTGGCCACGAGACTACGGTGAAAGCGCAGCACAACCGCCACCGTGGTAACGCCAACAAGCGCGAGGTGATTGAGAGTCAAGTGATTACCAAGTTGCAGGGACAGGGCTGGACCAACATCAAGAAGACCCTGCGCTGCGCCACCTGCGAAGAAGAACGCAAGGCCAACTACAACAAGCCGAAGGATATGGAGAACGCCATGGCTGAACAACCCACCACCACCGATCTGCGTCAACCGACCCGCGAACAGAAGCGGGCGATCATGGGCCTCTTGGAAGAGGTCTACGACACCAAGGCTGGCCGCTACACGGGCGGCGAGACCGACAAGACCGTGGCCGAAACCTGCGGTAATGGCGTGATGCCCGGCTGGGTGTCGGCAATCCGTGAGGAGTTCTTTGGTCCTGACGGGGCCAACGAGGAGTTGGAAGTCCTGATGGCGGACTTCTTGGAGTGGCGCGACGAGGCAGCGAACCTTGCTAAGAAGTGCCACGACGACATCCAGAACGCCCTCGCTGCTCTGCGTGACTACAACAAGTTGCGGGATAAGCTGGGTGACATGGAAGCCCGCATACAGAAACTCAAGAAGGCTGTCGGGCCGAAAGCGGAACACGTGTGATGCGTGACATCTTCTTGCTGGCCATGCTGGCCTTCCTGCTGTGGGTCTGGGCTTACCCACGTGACGCTTACTTCTGGTATTTGGACCTGACCCAAGGGGTCTATGGGGAGATTGACTATGACTAATCTGAAAACGCTGATCTTCATCGGGGCCGCGCTTGTCGCGGCTCCTGCCTATGCCGCCGATTACGATGCCTGTCAGGTGCTGGCGGAGTTCGTGGAGAACACGGCCAATGCCCGCGATGCGGGGATGTCCATGCAGGCCGCGCAGGAGATGGTGCGGCAGCGCATGACCAACGCTCAGTTGTCCGCCTCCATGCAGGAAACGGTGCGCCTGATCTATACGAGCGGCGCGAATGTCTCGCCCGGCCAGTTGGCCATGTTCATGTTCAACACCTGCATGGAGAACTGACCATGACTGACGATCTGGTGAAGTTTCTGAGGACATCAACCAGTGCGGCGTTCAACAAAGCCGCCGCCGACCGCATCGAAGCCTTGGAGCAGGAAGTCGAGCGCCGCATCGAACCCGAACAAGTCGAGAAGCTGATCGAAATGGCGGAACCGATCTTGGCAGAGGTTTACGCCGCCGAATGCGCCTACAGGAAAGAAGCCGAAGCCCGTCTCGCCAAGGCGGTGGAGGCGCTGCGGGAGATGAAAAAGCAGTGGCATATCCGCGATCTGATCAACGACGATTTCATGGACATGCTGGCCGAGATTGAGGGAGGGAAAGATGAGTGACGATGATCTGATCCGGCGCGGGGATGCGATGACTGTGGCAGATGCCGAATTGCGCCGCTACGGTTTCGGTGGGTTGGATGGCGGACGTTGCGATCAAATGCGCGAAGCCATCGCCGCCCTGCCCGCCGTGACCGCGCCGGATGCGCCGGATGCGCTGCAAGCCGCAGGACGCCACATGCTTGCGCTGCATGACGATTTCCTGCGCGGGGGAGATGTGGACATTGCCGCCGCAAACCGCCTGCATTTGGCCGCGTCTTTTGGGGCGCAGGCGTTTGCCGTCTGCCCAATCCCTGATGCCCGTCCTGCCGCGATGATGCGCGCCATTGCTTTGGCGCTGATTGACCCAATGCATCCCGATCTGGATTATCTGCGCAGGGTCAACATGGCACGTCCTGTGGAAGCGCCGATGATGACAGACTTGATGGTGGACCCAGAAAGCATCGACGCCTTCCTTGAAGCCAATCCGCTAACACCAAAGTCCGTTGATGACAGTCTGGCGGCTGATCCTGCCGTCAAAGATGTTTGCGAGAAGTGTGGTGGCGAAGGGTGGCTGTGGGCGCACGAACTAGACAACTACTACAACCCAGACAACCACTCACCGATGAACGACCAGACGCGATATTCGTGCGATGGACCTAAACACGCGCAACCCACGCTGGCCGAGGCGCTGGAGGTGCCGGAAGTGAAGGCGCTGGTCGAGGCGGCGAACGAGCATATCGCGTTTATGGAAGGAACTGGCCTTACGTTTGATTTTCTTGGCAAACTTCGCGCCGCCCTGCGCCAGATCGGGGGTGAGGTATGACCGCGCCGGAACTGAAACCCTGCCCGTTCTGCGGGGGCGGCATCACGACCATCGAAGGCGGTGGGCAGACTTGGCGCGGAGTGAACGGCTATTCAGACCCGCAGTTCTTTTACCTTCGCCACTTCGGGAAGCTGTCCAAGACGGACGACTTTCCTCGCTGCTCCGTAGAGTTTCGGTGCAGGACGGAAGCCGAAGCCATCGCCGCATGGAACACCCGCGCCGACACCGCCACATGGAACGCTGCGATCAGGGCGGCTGCGGAGGTATGCACCCGCATCTCGACCGACCCTCTGACCAAGGCGGGAAGGGACCATGCACCGTGGATGCGGGCGGCGGCAGAGGACTGCGCGAGATACGTCCTCGCTCTGCTGAAGGAGAAAAAGCCGTGAGCGCACCAGCCCATCAGCCTGAGACCCGTGACGCCCTCAACATCATCGAGGCTGCGGTGCAGGCCTGCGTCAAGGAGATCGAGGTGGTCTATGTCTGCCGAAACCTCAACATCACCGTCAAGGTAAAGAAGTGAGCAACGGCAGTGAACTCAAGTCCAAGGGGGCGATGGCCCTGCGGGCAGCAGGGTTCAAACCATGCCCTCGCTGGTGGCTCACGCAGGACCAGTTGGACCTCGTGGAATACATGGCGAAGCAGAACGCAGACGAGGTAAACAGGATACGGGCCGCAGCTTACGAGCGGCCCCTAACCAAAGAAGAAGAGATGGAGTTGGCATGGCAGGCGATGAAAGCTGGAAGGGTGAACACCTGATCCGCAAGAGTATCACCAAACAAGAGAGTAAGAGCGAGGTGCGTCGGTTGGTCAGCAGCATCGCCCACACCAACCGCAGGGCTAAGGGTATCCAGCACCCCGCCGCCAAGTCCCACGGTCAGTTCATCCTGACCGCATTGATCGACACGAGGAAACGATGAAGACCAAGAAAGTGCGGGTATCCCGCGCTTCTGCTGCGTTCAGCACTGCAATAGCTACGAGCGTATCGGTGACGATCCCACGACCGCCGTGGGATACCGAGCCAGACTACCAAGAGCCGGAACGGGTGACGGAGGAAACAAAACGCAGGGAGCCGAGGCACCTCGGCCCCTACACAAGGAGAGGAGACCCATGAAATACTGGACCATACTTATCATCACATACGGGGCGGGCATGTTGGACGACAGCGTGTCCTACGTCGCACTACCAAGTCAGGACGAGTGCGAGGTGTATATGGGACAAATGTTTGACACCCTGCACCCGAAGTTTCCCGACCTGATGATCCAGTGCAAAGAAACCGCGCTGCCGTCGATCACGATACGGCCACAACCACGACCGGAGGGACTGAAATGAACTTTGCCGAATGGCCCACGTCGCGCCTGTTGGCGCTGTATCGCATCGCCAAGAACAAGGCCAAGGGTGCCTACCCGTTCTTCCGCGACCCCTATGAGATGATCGCTCTGCGGAAAGAAGTCGAAAAGCGGAGCGGACAGTGCTAGGCTAGGGCACCTCCCTGTTGGACTTTGGGGCGGCTTCGGTCGCCCCTTTTCTTTTGAGGTCATATGACACGTCCAGAATTGATTGTGCTGCTGCGTAAAATCGAACGCATGGATCGTGCCGTCCGTATCGAAGGCACACCTGCGGTGCAGGAACGCTGGCATGACCTAGCCAACACGCTGCGGCGCAACATTGAAGCGGAGGGTATCAAGGAGGGAACGTGAAATTTAGTCCAGAACTAACCTGCGTAGCGACACGCATAAAAAAGTTGCAGAAAGAACTATCAGACGCGGAGTGGGAAAACTCACCAAACGTCGGCTTCCTTCGCCACGAATTGGAACACTTTACTAGCCTAGCGAAGCGGGGCATAGTATACGAACCTAACTTCTAGGGAGAAAACATGACCGAGGGCGTCAAATTCGACGGGGGCAAACCCCGTTACGATCTTCTTGCACCCGAATTTCTGGACGGCACTGCACGGGTGCTGACCTTTGGTGCGGAGAAATATGGGGAGCGCAACTGGGAACTGGGTATGGCGTGGCACCGCCCCTTCGCCGCTATGATGCGCCACATGTGGGCGTGGTGGCGCGGGGAAGACCGCGACCCGGAGACGGGGATGAGCCACCTCTGGCACGCTGCTTGCTGCCTTTGCTTCCTGATGGCTTACGAAGAACGCCACATCGGCACGGATGATCGTCCGCGCCCTGCACCGGAGAATGGCTGATGTTTGGATGGTTGAAACGCCGCAAGAACGAGGCCCGCGTGGTCCTCGTGGGGTCCACCCCCTCGGCAGAGGAACGTGAACGCCAGCACCGGATGCGTGTCGAGCAACTGACGATCCAACAAGAGTTGGGGTTCAACGCCGAAGATGACACGCAAAGCTGGCTGCGTCTGCACCAGCTTTTGAAGAGCCACGAAGAGCGCATCACCGCATTGGAGAAGAAGAATGATCGTAAACGGAAAGTCCCTGCTCAAAGCCGCCCCGATCAAGGGAATGCTGGCTGACAAGCAGCGGGAACATGGGGTCAGCTACGGGCTGGCCGAGGCGGGCTACGACATCCGCATCAAGCAGGACATCGTGTTCTACCCTGCGGACAACCAACTGACGGTGGACGGCGAGTGGGTCAAGGGCCGCTTCACCATCGCCTCTGCGCTGGAAGAGTTTACTCTGCCTGATGACTTGGTGGGTGTGGTGCATGACAAATCCACGTGGGCACGGAAGGGTCTGTCGGTGTTCAACACCGTGCTGGAACCCAAGTGGCAGGGCTTCCTGACCCTTGAGTTGGTCTATCACGGGGGTGAGACGCTACACATTCCGGCAGGTGCGGGCATCGCACAGGTGCTGTTCCACAAGATCGAAAACACCGCCGCCTACAGCGGCAAATATCAGAACCAAGCCGACGCGCCTGTCGCGGCTAAGTTTGAGTGAGAACATGGACGTATACACGCTCGACTTCGAAACCTACTACAGCCAGACCTTCTCGCTGTCGAAGATGACGACCGAAGAATATGTCCGCAGTCCTGAGTTCGAAGTCATCGGGCTGGGCATCAAGTGCAACAACGGCCCGACCTTCTTCTATCCGAAGCACATGGTCGGCGCGGTTCTGCGTGAGATCGACTTCTCCAATGCGGGCATCCTCTGCCACAACACCATGTTCGATGGGGCGATCCTGTCGTGGCATTACGGTGTGCGCCCGAAGGTCTGGTTTGACACGCTCTGCATGGCCCGTGCCGTGCACGGCATCGAAAAGAGCGCCAGCCTCAAGGCGCTGGCTGAGAAGTACGGTATCGGGGAGAAAGGCACCGAGGTGCTGAACGCCTTGGGGAAACGCTACAACGATTTCACCGAGGAAGAACTTGCAGCCTACGGCAGCTACTGCGCCAATGACGTGGACCTCACCTACAAACTCTTTACCCTGATGGGTCAGGAGTTCCCGAAGAACGAACTCAAGCTGATTGACCTAACGCTGCGGATGTTCATCAATCCGATCCTGCAACTCGACACCGAGAAGCTGGAAAAGCACCTGATGGCGACCGTGGCGCAGAAGGATACCCTGCTGGTCGAGGCGGGCGTGACCAAAGACGACCTCATGTCTAACCCGAAGTTTGCGGAACTGCTGCGTGGGTTCCGTGTGACGCCGCCGACCAAGATCAGCCCGACCACGGGCAAGGAGACGTTGGCGCTGGCCAAGTCCGACGAGGGCTTCAAGGCGCTGGCCGTGCATGAGGATGCACGGGTGCAGGCGCTGGTCGCAGCCCGTCTGGGTAACAAGTCCACGCTGGAAGAAACCCGCACCCAGCGCTTCATCGACATCTCCAAGCGCGGCTCCCTGCCTGTCCCCGTGCGGTATTACGCAGCGCATACGGGGCGCTGGGGCGGCGACGACAAGATCAATCTCCAGAACCTGCCGAGCCGTGGGCCGAACGCGAAGAAGCTGAAAAAGGCTATCATCGCGCCGGAAGGCTACACCATCGTGGAGTCGGACTCGTCACAAATCGAAGCCCGCACCCTTGCATGGCTTGCTGGACAGGAAGACGTTGTGGAGACCTTCGCGGCCAAGGGCGATGTCTACAAGAAGATGGCGTCGGTGATCTACGGCGTCTTGCTGGACGAGGTGACAAAGGACCAGCGGCACGTGGGTAAGACCACGGTGCTGGGCGCAGGTTACGGCATGGGGGGCGAGAAGTTCCAAGCCGCCCTCAAGAACGGCTTCCCGTCGGTTGACCTACCGCTGCACGAATGCAAACGCATCATCGCGGTCTACCGTGAGGCCAACTGGGCGATCTCCGACCTGTGGAAGCGGGCAGGCGTCATGCTGCAATACCTTGCACGGGGGGACAGTATCCCGTTTGGTCGTGACGGCCTTCTGGTGCCCGACCCCGAAGTTCCCGGCGTTCGCCTGCCGAATGGGTTGCTGATCCGCTATGACGGCCTACGGGCGCAGCAGGGTGAGAAGGGCGTGGAATACGTCTACGACACCCGCAAGGGGCCGAGCCGCATCTACGGCGGCAAGGTGATCGAAAACGTCACGCAAGCCCTCGCCCGCATCATCATCGGGGAGCAGATGCTCCGTATCGCCAAGCGGTATCGTGTGGTCTTGACTGTGCATGACAGTATCGTGTGCTGTGTGCCTGACGAGGAAGCCGAAGCCTGCCGTGCATACGTGGAAGAATGTATGCGGTGGGTGCCTGCATGGGCCACGGGCCTGCCCGTCGATTGCGAGTCCGGTATCGGCAAAACCTATGGAGACTGCGAATGACCACCAAGAAACTTCCTGCGTGGTCCTTCTCCGGCCTTAAGTCGTTTCTCGGCTGTGCCAAGAAATACTATCACCTCAAGGTCGCCAAGGATTACTCCGAGCCGCCGACTGACGCCACGCTCTACGGAAGCCAGTTCCATCTGGCTTGCGAGGAATATGTGCGTGACGGCAAGCCGTTGCCGGAACGGTTTGGTTACATGCAGGAGACGCTGGACGCGCTGATCCAGAAACCCGGCGAGAAGTTGTGCGAACAGAAGTTGGCGTTGAACGCGAACCTTGAGCCGTGCGGGTTCTTCGACCCCGATTGCTGGTTCCGTGGCATCGCGGACTTGCTGATCCTGAACCATGACACGGGCACGGCCTTCGTGGTGGACTACAAGACGGGCAAGAACTCCAAGTATGCCGACACGGGTCAGTTGGAACTCATGGCTCTCGCGGTGTTCGCACACCACCCTACCATCAAGCGGGTGAACGCGGGGTTGCTGTTTGTCGTGCCGAAGCAACTGATCCCTGCCAAGTACACGGTCGAGAACGTGCCTGACCTCTGGCGCAAGTGGCTGGCTGACTACGCCAAGCTGGAGAAAGCGCATGAGACGGGGGTGTGGAACGCAAGCCCAAGTGGGCTGTGCCGAAAGCACTGCGTTGTGTTAGAATGTCCGCACAACGGAAGGAACTGAGCCATGCCTTACACCAAGTCGCCGCGCCCGTATAAGCACGAGTACGAGATGCAAAAGTCCCGTGGAGAACACGAGGACCGCATGGAGCGTCAACGCGCCCGCCGCGCCTTGGACAAGAAGGGCGTGGACCGCGCAGGGAAAGACGTGAGCCACAAGAAGGCTCTCGCCAAAGGCGGGTCGAACAAGGATGGCTACATCCTTGAAAGCCCCAAGAAAAACCGCAGCCGGAACGGCCACAAGCCCGGTGAAAAGAAGTAGTTAGTGGCCCACTAACGGAGAAACACATGCAGATCATCAATGGGAAGGCGCTGCTGTTGAAGCTGCGCAATCCAAAACAAGTCACTGCGATCATCCCCAAGAGCAGGGAAGTCAACGAACACGAGGTGCTGGTGAACTGGGGGGTGCCTGAGTCCCTGACGCTCAAGTCCCTTAATATCAAGGTGCCGTCGCCCATCACGGGCCGCTACGACTGGCCCGGCCAATACAAGCCGATGGACCACCAGCGCACCACGGCTGAGTTTCTGACGATGAACCAGCGGGCCTTCTGCTTCAACGAGCAGGGCACGGGCAAGACGGCCAGCGCGATCTGGGCTGCGGACTTCCTGATGAAGCAGGGGATCGTGCGTCGAGCCGTGGTGATCTGCCCCTTGTCGATCATGGACAGTGCGTGGAAGTCGGACATCTTCTCCGTGGCCATGCACCGGAGTGTGGGCATCGCGTATGGCAACGCCGACAAGCGCCGCAAGATCATTGCCCTGCAACCGGACTTCCTCATCATCAACTATGACGGCGTGGAGATTGTGGCCGACGATCTGGCTGCGGCGGGCTATGACCTCTTCATCGTGGACGAAGCCACGCACTACAAGAACGCCATGAGCAAGCGGTGGAAGACGCTGAACAAGCTGGTGCAGCCGCACACGTGGCTCTGGATGATGACGGGCACTCCCGCAGCGCAAAGCCCCGTGGATGCTTACGGCCTCGCCAAGCTGGTCAATCCGAAATCGGTGCCTCGCGCCTTCGGGTCGTTCCGTGACATGGTGATGCTCAAGATGTCGCAGTTCCGCTGGGAGCCGAAACCCAACGCGGTCGAGACGGTTTTCCGTGTGCTGCAGCCCGCTATCCGCTTCACCAAGGAAGAGTGTCTGGACCTGCCTGACATGGTCTACGTCAAACGGCAGGTGGCGCTGACACCCATGCAGAAGAAGTATTACGAGCGGCTCAAGACGCAGATGATTATGGAAGCCAGCGGCGAGACGGTCACGTCGGTCAACGCGGCGGTGAACATGAACAAGCTGCTGCAAATTTCTTGTGGCGCAGTCTACACCGATGAAGGCGACACGCTGGAGTTCGACATCGGCCACCGCTACACGGTGCTGCGCGAGGTCATCGACGAGAGCAGCCAGAAGGTGCTGGTCTTTGTCCCGTTCCGCCACACGATCACGATCTTGGCCGAGAAGCTGCGGGCTGACGGTATCCCAACCGAAGTCATCAGCGGCTCCGTGTCGGCAGGTGAGCGCACCGACATCTTCAAACGGTTCCAGACCCAGAGCGACCCACGGGTGCTGGTGATCCAGCCGCAATCGGCGGCGCATGGCGTGACCCTCACTGCGGCAAACACCGTAGTCTGGTGGGGTCCGACCTCGTCGCTGGAAACCTATGCACAGGCCAACGCCCGTGTTCACCGATCTGGCCAGAAGCATCACTGCACCGTAGTGCAACTGGCTGGTAGCCCTGTTGAGAAGCGTCTTTACAAACTTCTCGACAGTAAAATTGATGTCCACTCAAAGATTGTGGACCTCTACAAGGATTTGCTTGACTAGCAAATCAAACAACAATAAACACAACAATACCACAATGGAGAACAACAATGGCTGAGAGCAATATCTCTGTCGAACGTCTGACCCGTGCCTACCTGAAAATCCGCGACAAGCGGGCAGAGTTGAAGGCCAAGTTCGACGAAGAAGAAGCCGTCTTGTCCAAGCAGTTGGACAAGGTGAAAGCTGCCTTGCTGGACTACTGCAAGGATCACGAAGTCGAGAGCGTCCGCACCACTGCGGGCATCTTCTATCGCACCGTGAAGACCCGCTACTGGACCAATGACTGGGAGAGTTTCCATAAGTTCCTCGTGGACGTGGAAGCGCCTGAGTTGCTGGAGAAGCGCATCAATCAGGGTGAGATGAAGAAGTTCTTGGAAGAGAACCCTGAACACGTACCGCCGGGTCTGAACACGGACTCGGAGTACGTAATCTCTGTGAGGAAGAAATGATGACCGAAACGACTGCATCCCCCTACGTCCCCATCGAAGATGTCGCCAAGTATCTTTCCGTGTCGCTATCGACCGTGCGCGCTTGGGTTCGTCAGGGCTACATTCCCAAGCACACCTACATCAAGGTCGGGAATACCTACCGCTTCCGCCTCGCGGCGGTTGTCGAACACCTGACGAATGATGTACCCTCGGAGGCTCCGGTGGGTGGCACGGGTGGGGGGAAGTACGAATGACCAAGGGCGAATACCGGGTTGGCATCACGTTCAACCCCTCCCAAGACGACATTGTGGCCCGCATCAAGCGAGCCGCGGCAGACCTGATCGACCTGATCGACAGCATCGACTCGTCGGCAGAAAACATGCAGGGGATGGAAAAGGTCCGCTGCAAAGCCCTTGCCCAGACTGCGGTGGAAGAAGCCGCAATGTGGGCCGTGAAGGCCGCGACGAAACCGCAGCCGCAAAACTGAGTGGAGAAACAAATGACTGACATGACCCTTTTCAAGGGCAACGCCCTCGTCAACAGCGACCTCTTCAAGTCGTTGCAGGACATGAACAAGACCCTCGCTGGCGGTGCTGGCGGTGGTAAGCGGATCAGCATCAAGGGGATGCGTTTCCGCGAGTTCGTCGGTGGCGAACAGGTGAACGTCTCGAAAGAGGACTGGCTGAATTTCGTTGTGGTGAACGCCGCCCCGATCAGCCGCACCTACTATGAAGGCACCTACGACCCGAACAACACCGCCGCACCGACCTGCTGGTCCACTGACACGCAGGCTCCGTCCAAGGATGTCCCCGCCGAGCAGCGCATGGCGTCCAAGTGCGCCGACTGCAAGATGAACATCAAGGGGTCGGGCCAAGGCGACAGCCGTGCTTGCCGCTTCAACCAGCGTCTGGCTATCACGCTGGAAGGTAAGCCGGATGAAGTCTACCAACTGCAGCTTCCGGCGACTTCAGTCTTCGGTGAAGCCAAGGATGGCAAGATGCCGATGCAGGCGTATGCGAAGTTCCTGAACTCGCACAACACGCCGATCATCGCGGTGGTGACGCAGGCTTACTTCGATGCCAACGCCGAAACCCCCAAGCTGTTCTTCAAGCCCGTGCGTCCGCTGACGGAAGAAGAACTGCAAGCGGCGGTGAACGTGAAGGACAGTCCCGAAGCGATCAACGCGATTACCCTGACCGTGTCGCAGACGGATGGTGTGAAGGCCAAGGAGAAGCCCAAGGCCGAGACGCCGAAGGCCGAAGTGAAGGCCAAGGCGGCGGTGGTCGAGGATGACGAAGAGGTCATCGAAGAACCGAAGAAGACCACGGCTAAGAAGGCCGCACCGGAAGTGGTGGATGCCGACCTCGCTTCCATCGTCTCGGACTGGGACGACGAATAAACCTATGACAGACTGCCCCGGTTAGTGATGCACTAACCGGGGTTTTACATTCAGAGTGGCGGCACAATGGAAACGAAGAAATTCCTTACCCGCACTCTGGGGGACGACGGTTACTACTGCGTGTTTGCGGCAAAAGACGGACGCAAGTTGCAGAAGTTCTATCCGACCCTAGAGGCGGTGGTTAACGCGGCGGGCAACTTCGACAGTGAGGGTTTTGACACCTACTTCGCGCTTGCCACGTTCCAAGACGATACAGCACGGGTGCGGGACAATGTCCGCCAGATGCGGTCGTTCTACCTTGATCTGGACTGCGGTCCTGAGAAAGAGTTCCCCACGCAGGAAGCCGCGATCAAAGAATTGCGGGCCTTCTGCAAATCCGTTGGGCTACCTCGCCCGACGATGGTCAATTCCGGCAACGGTGTTCACGTCTACTGGCCGCTCACGCAGCCCGTGAGTTTGGCTGAGTGGTTCCCCCATGCACAGCGCCTCAAGAACCTGTGCAAGGAGAAGGGGTTCGACGCGGACAAGAACGTCACCGCCGACGCGGCCCGCATCCTGCGGGTGCCGGGAACACATAATTACAAGCGGGGTGAGCGGAAGCCTGTGGCGCTGCTCGGCACCCTCTCTGATCCTGTAGACTTTGACGCTTTCACCACGCTCCTTGGTTCCGACCCCGCCCCCCTGTTCCGCCCCAACACAGGGCCAGTAGAGCGTAATGCCGTCATGGATGCCTTGATCGGCAACCGCGAGAGCGTGTTCAAGAAGATCGTCATCAAGACCGCAGAGGGCAAAGGCTGCGCTCAAATCGGCGCACTCCTGACCAAGCCTGAGACGGTGCCAGAACCCCTGTGGCGGGCGGGCCTGTCCATCGCCAAGTTCTGCTCGGACGGCTACAAGGCCGCGCACCGCATGTCCAAGGGCCACCCCGAATACGACCCCGATGTGACCGACCGCAAGGTTGAAGGCATCAAGGGTCCGTATCTCTGCACCCGCTTCGACGAACACAATCCCGGCGTCTGCGCGGGGTGCCCCAACTGGGGCAAGATCAAGTCTCCTATCGTCTTGGGACAGCAAGTCCGCGAGGCGACCGACGAAGACAACGTGGTGCAGGCACCTCCCGCCCAAGCCGCGTTCGCTCCGTCCAACGTCACCTACCTGATCCCCAAGTATCCCCGTCCCTATTTCCGTGGGGCCAACGGGGGCGTCTATCTCCGCAAGGTGGATGAGGATGGTGAGGTCGAGGAGAAGTGCATCTACCATAACGACCTCTACGTGATCCGCCGTGTGCGTGATCCCGAAAGCGGTGAAGGCATCGTCATGCGTCTGCACCTGCCGCATGACCCCGTGAAAGAGTTCACGGTGCCGCTGACCGCCGTGGGTTCCCGCGACGATTTCCGCAAACAAATGTCCGCGCAAGGCGTGGGCGTGCTGAAAATGGATGACCTCATGTCTTACACGATGCAATGGGTGAACGAGTTGCAGGCCGTCGCCAAAGCCGACGAAGCCCGCCGTCAGTTCGGCTGGGTCGATGAAGATTGCTCCTCATTCGTGCTGGGCAACCGCGAATACTTCCACGACCGTGAGGGCGACAACCCGCCCTCCACCACGACGATGGCGATGCTGGGCCACTTCCAGCCCAAGGGTAGCCTGCAAGGGTGGAAGGACACGATGTCGTTCTATGCCCGGCCCGGCTTTGAGTTGCATCAGTATGTCGTCGCCGCAGGGTTCGGCTCGGTTCTGATGCAGTTCCTGCCCATCCACGCTGCTGGCCTGCACCTCTATTCGAAGGACAGCGGCCTCGGTAAGACCACGGCCATGCTGGCGGCACTCTCTATCTGGGGCAAGCCGGACAAGCTGATCCTCGGCCAGAACGACACCTATAACTACAAGATGATGCAGGGGGAGATGTATCACAACCTGCCCTTCATGCTGGACGAAGTGACCAACATGTCGGGACGTGAACTCTCCGACATGGTCTACCAGTTGACGGGTGGTATGCAGAAAGGGCGTATGTCATCAGGCTCCAACACCGCACGTCACCGTGGTGAGCCGTGGAAACTTCTGGCTGTCACGACCGGAAACGCCAGCGTCATCGAACGCATCAGTATGGCCAAGGCCATGCCGAAAGCAGAAGCCCAGCGGATGCTGGAAGTGCGGGTTGACCGCATCTTCTCGGCCCCTTCTGACAAGTCGGAGACGGACAACTTTGCCAAGGCTGTGATCGAAAACTGTGGGTGGGCAGGGCCGATCTTCGTTCAGCACATCATGCGGAACCGCGATACCGTCAAGGCACTGTTGCTCAAGGTACAGGAGCGGATCGACAAGGCTGCGGGACTGACCGCCGAGAACCGTTTCTGGTCGGCCCATACGGCTTGCTCCCTCACGGGTGCCATCCTTGCAGGGCAACTCGGTCTGGTACAGTTTGATACGAAGAACCTGTTCAACTGGATCATCTCGACGCTGCTTGCTGAAAACAAACGCACCAGCTTCGACATGGTGGCCTCGGTCGAAGACACCCTGAACGACTACATCAACGAGCACTGGGGTAGCTTCCTCTGGATCAAATCGACGGAAGACCTGCGCGGCAAAGTCGGTAACGGGAATGGCATCGACAGCCTCGTGGTCCCCGAAGTGCAGCCCAAGGGCAAGTTGGTCGGTCGCTATGAAACGGACGTGAAGCGGGTCTATCTTGTGCCGAAGTTCCTCAAGGCGTGGTGCGGAGAGCAGCAGATCAACTACTCGGCCTTCGTGCAGGAACTCATTACCAAGATGGGTGGCAAGAAGATGAAGGCCCGCCTCGCCAAGGGCACGCACATGAACCTGCCCGCCACCGATGTCATCATGGTCGAATGTGACGTGAAGATCGCAGAGGGTGCAACCAATGACGGTTCTGCGGCTTGATGACCTTCATCCCGACGGTATTCGCATCGTCGTAGACTGGTCCCGGTTCACGCCGGGATCGTCAATCTTTGTCCCGTGCCTCGATCTGGACGCCTGTATTCAGCAGGTCGAACGTATCGCGGAGCGTAAAAAATGGAAGATTCAGCACCGCGTTTGGGCCGAGAACAACATATTGGGCTTACGTGTGTGGCGCATAGCATGATATAGATGGGGCCACGATGGTCGTTGGCTATCGTTTCTCCATTGTTCCTAGCCCCCAGTTAGTGCCGCAACTAACTGGGGGTCTTTTTTAGAACAGTTGCCAGCCTTGATCCCAGTCGCGGGCGTTTTGCAGCAGGGCTGCACGGTTCGCAGGGTTTATCGTAATCCCGTTGAACATCTCGTCCGTCGTCTTCTGGTGCTGCTTCAACGACCGCTGCAGGTCTTCCGGTTCAATCGGGTTGTCGGGATGGCGGCGGTTGAACTCCGCGATCTTCTGCATGGCGTTGGCGCGTTCTTCGGCATCGCCTTTACGCATGGACATATACACCGACTTCATCAGCTTGGTGCGTTCCTTGCCGATAGCGGTGTCGATGCGCTTGATGACTTGGTTGCGCTCTTGGTTGAAGGTGTAGGACGCAGGGGCAAAGCCCAGAAGCTGGCCGATGATGTTGCCCGTAGTCACGTCGTCCACCACAGGGTCGCCACGACGGGTGGTCATCCCCTCGTTGGCGTAGCGAACAGCCTTGGACACGCTGGAGAAGGCCGCAGGCAGCATCTGCTCGACGCCACGTTGGATGTCTCCCCCACTCAGCAGTTCCTTGACGCCCCGCGAGAACCGCACCCCCGTAGCCCATGCAGGGCCACCGAAGTAGTTCATGAACGTGTCGGCTTCCGACGGGTTGGAGTTGAAGCGGTCTGCCCGCAGCAACAGGCCCGACAGGCCGATACGGCCAGAGATGTCCATCCCCGTGCCTTCGGTCAGCCAGCCCTTGTACCAGCCTTCACCGATGCTCTTGCGGACGATGGTTTCGAAGTCATCCTCGTCGTCGTCCAGCAGCATCGCGTTCACCATCATGGCGACAGCGTTGAACATCGGCACACCAGCGACACCCGCCAGCAGGAAGGACGACCCCCACATACCCAGCGTGGCCTTGAGAGCGATGCGGGCATCCGCCTTCAACTGAGCGAGGTGCATCAGGTTCTCAGGAGTGCGCGGCAGTTGACCGGAGTCCAGCTTGCGCTGGAACGCACGGACCTCCATGCCTGCGGCTTCCTTCATGTACCGCAACTGCATGTGGGTCATGTGCAGCCCGTAGTTACGGAACATGCCGACGATCCGTCCGATACCCTGCTGGGTCCAGCGCGGTGCGTCGTTCAGCGTTGCGCCACCGTTCAGCTTGCGGGTCAGCCGCACCGCTTCTTCTGCCGCAGCTTGCCGCAGATCGGCTTCCGCCGCATTCGGGTTTGCCGCACGGAGTTGCGCGTAATGCAGTCGGTAGCTGGCCAGAGCCGTTACCTGACGGTTCATGCGTTCTGCGACGTGGAAGGCACCGCCCATCAGCGTCGAAACCCGCGAGAACACGGTGTTCTTACGCCCCGCCGTCTCGAAACCAAAGCTGTCGTAGAAGAGCGAACGCGAGAGTTCCCCCTGCGCCGCCATCTCCTCAATAAGCGGGATCAGCGTCTCATACTGAGCGACCTGTTCCGGCGTGAAGCCCATATCGGTGCGGACAGTATACGCCCCATCCACCACGACAAACGCATTGTCGATAGAGGGCGCAGAGCGCACCTTGACCGATTGCGTACCGCCCACACTCTGCGGCAGGTCTTGGAGCCGGGTGAACCCGCTGGTCGTGAACGCCTTGGTCGCCGCAGCAATCTCCCGCATGGTCGGGGCCGTCTTGTACCGTGCAGCCAAGTTCGGAGCCACGACAACCCCGATGGTCCCCGTCTGCACGATGACGGACGAGACGTTCCAACCCAGCGTCATGGCGAAGGTGGCCCGCGTGACCTTCTCGGCAAACTGGTCATTCGGCGGGTTCACGGCAAACTCAGCCCGTTGCACGAGTTCTTCCACAAGACCCTTGGTCGCCGGGTCGTGCGTGCGGTTCCACTCATCAACGAGTTTCGTCTTCTCCTCATTGATCTTGCGGCTGTAGCGCAGGCGCTCAGTCTGGCGAGCCGTCTGGAACGCCTTGATGCGGAACGCTTCGACCGGATCGGTTTCGAAACCGGGGAAACCCTCGCGGCGCTGCAGGGACTTGGCGAACGAACTTTCCGGCATCAGTTCGATGACCATAGCCATGAACCGCTCTTTGGTCGGGTCATCCACGTTGGCTTGGTCCAGCAGGGTAAGCACCCCACGGACAAACGAGCCGTCCGGTGCGCGGCGGAACGTGTTCATGCTCAAGCGCGGGGTCGCGTCGTAGACAGGGTTGCCCGCTGCGTCCTTCTCGACTTCCGGCATGGTGGCCAGCGCCGCAATCGCCCGCTTGCGTTCCGCATCGGTAGCGAACGTCTGGTAGACCGTTTCCGGCGGGGTGTCCGCAGAGGCACGGGCGACATAACTCAGCCAGTACGACCCTTCGCGCACCATCGGCTGGTAGCCGTCCATCAGTGTCGAACTCTGCATCAACCGGGCTTGGAACGACCGGAGCAACGAGGTCTTCGTTGCTTCTGGGATGGAGATACCCTCGACGTTGGTCATCTCGTCGATGCTATCCGTGATCGCGGCCATTAGCACCCCGTGTTGGCGCGGATAGTTGGCCCAGAGAGCGTCAGCCATAGACCGCAGGTTGGGCGGCAGGCTGCGATAGATCGCATTAAGTTCTTGGTGCGTGATGTTCTGGTCGCGGTCCTTATAAGTCCCCAGCGGGCGGTTCGCTTGCACGTGAGCAAGGTTGCCCTTGTTCATCATCAGTTTGAACCGTTCGTAGACCGCCGGATCGGCGGCGTCCCGCACCTCTTCAAACACCTTCTGCATACCCGACAGGCGCTGGGCTTCGGTGGTCTGTGCCGCCGTCATCTGGTTGATGAGCCGTTCCATACGCTTGGCAGCGGGCATTTGCGCCGCTTGCGCCATTTCAACCAGCATCGGTAGGTTGCGAGACCCCATCACGGCGTCACTCACACGGCCCAGCGGATCGTTCTGAACGGCATCAAGAAGCTGGTCTGCAACGGCCCGCATAGACCCCTGCGTGGTGCGCTGGATACCTTGTTCGATGCGGTTGATGAGTCGGATCGTATCGCTCGCTCCTTCGGCGCTGGACGCCATATACAGAGAACCCGCATCCCGCGAGGCCGGAGCAGGTGCGATAGCCGCCGTCAACACGTTGTCCAGCGTGGAGAGCGCCGTGTCGCGCAGTTTGCGCGGCTTGCCCACCATCATCCGCAGGAAGTTACGCACCGCATCCGAGAAGCGGGTCCACGACGAGATTGGGTCGCCGTTCGGATGCAGTCGGGCCAGTTCGCCACGGAACTCCATGTTGGTCAGGGCTTCCGACGCAAATTCCTGCAGCGACTGGGAACCATAGTACGTGCTGAGAAGTTCTTTCACCGAGTCATAGACGGCTTGGACAGCTTGCGTCGTGGGGTGCGACGGGTCAGCCAGCGTGTGCGACAGCGCAGCGTGGCCCATCTGTTGAGACCAGTTTTCGAGTCCAGCAGAATTTCGTTGGTGGACGGATCGAACAGGCCCGGCACGGCGGTGCCATCTTCGGCACGCAGGTCGTCCACGATACGGACTTTGGTGGTTCCCACCGCCTCGGACATCTTCATCATGATGCGCCCGATGAGCGGGTTCGGATGCGTCAGACCAATACCGATGAGCGCATCACGCAGGTTTCCGGCCCGCAGAGCGGCCACGACACTGGGCCGCAACGGTACGGCCATCGCGTCCACCGCGTGCGACAGGAGTTTCAACGTCGGCCCGTAGATGAGTTCGCGCACTGCACGCTCACCCGCTTCGAAATCGTCGATGGCGTCAAGGATTTGCGTGTCGTTGCTGTCCTTGTTGATCCGGCCCGTTTCACGGAGGTGCCGCAGGATTGCGTCGGACCGCGTCTCTCCCTTGCGGTATTTGATGCCGCTGAGATTAGGGATCGGCTTGGCTTCGAACGGCAGCTTGGTGGGCGCGGCGACCTTCACCTCCCGCAGAGCGTCTTCGGCCTTACGCGCAAGCGTCTTACGCATCGCCTCGTTTTCTTTGGTCATCACCTCAAGCGCCGACGCCGCCATGCTCTCATGCAACGGGACTTCTGCGACAACTGCGTCATGCGCGGCGCTAACCACCGCATTGGCTTTCACGCCCGCCTCAACCTCAGTCTTGGTCGAATTGGCTGCTTGCCCCATAACGATCTGGGCCTTGGGCGAAAGATTTGCCACCACCCATGCACGGGCTTTGATCGCGTCTTTCGGTTTGATACCTGCGTAGAACTGCTCGGCCCCGATGATCTTGGCACGCGCCTTGCCGTCCTTGATGTCGATCATGTCTTCGTGTGGCGTGGTGGAGTTCTTCGCAACACTCGTGGTTTCGACCGATTGGCCCGGCGCGGCAAACACCGACACGGCCCCGATTTCTTGCAGGGCTTCCATCACGTTGGGGAAGCGCGAGAAGAACTGGAACGCCGCCTCGGCTTCCTCGTTCTTGAGGGTATTGTTGCGCGAGTAGAGCAGGCGATACACCGCCCCCTTGTCCGTGTGCGTCGTCACGTCCTTGATCGCTGCAATCTCTCCGACGCCTTGGATATAGCTGCGGAACTTGCGGAACGATTCGGGCGCACGTTGGTCAAAGAAGTCTTTGATCTTGGTGGCGAAGACCAGACCTTCTGCTTTCGCGTTAGGCGTCGGGTTATTTGCTTCACGCTCCTGCAGCGTCTCCAGCCAACCCACAGTCGGCTTGCCCGTCATGCGACGGTTGCGACGACGCAAGGTAAAGGTTTCCGGCCCCAACCGTGCGGGTCCAGACGGCTGCAACGTGCGGGCATCCGTAGGCGTGAGCAGTCCCGATGCCGTCATAGTGGGATCGGACGAACCGACTTGCCCCAGCGTGCGGGTCTTCGGGCGCGGAAGTTTGCGGCGTGCCGCACCTTCCACAGCGGTCTGTGCGGCGCTCTTCGCCATGCCGATCTTGCGCCGAGCATCGTTTCGGGCAATCCAGTCGCGCAGGACTTTACCGCTCTGATTACGCGGGTAGTTCACCAACTCAGGTTTGGGTTCCAGTTCCAGCAGGTTGTCAGGGAACCCAAGGGCTTCTTCGGGCGTTACTGTTTGACGTTGACCCGTGGCTACCTCGTTGAACAACTGCGTAGCCTCGGCTTCGGACATAGCCTTGGCTTGCGGTACGACCTCTTCTTTGACCTTGGGCGCTGCGGGTCGCTGCGGGTTAGCCGCCTTGGGTGCCGGGACCGAAACGGGTTCTTCAATGACAGGCGCAGCTTCCGGCTCCTCGCGCACAGGTCCGCGCACCATCGCTGCGGCTTGCTCAAACGCTTCAAGTTCCGTTGGAAGATCAGCGTCTACGACTTCCGGCACTTCCTCGACAACGGGCTGCGGAGCGGCTTCCGGCGTCGGAGCCAACGGCAGTTCATTCTGCGCGACCTTCTCCACAGCGGGTTGGGCCACAGGCTTGGGCGCGACTTCCGGTGCGGCCTTTGCAGCGGCAGGAGTTGTCGGTGCTTTCTCCAGAACCCGACGTTTCCCATTCATGTCGGGGGCCGACACGACGCCTTGACTTTCCAGCGCGGTCAGGAGGTCTTCTGCCGTCTGGGCGCTGACCTCCATATAGTCTTGCAGGTGTTCGACCGAAGCACGCTGCGACCACTCCACTTGTTGTTTGGCTTGGGCCAGCAGAGACGACGAGATGCCGGGCGGCAGGCTGGCGGCTTCCGCAGCCGCGCTACCCGTATAGAAATTGCCGTACCGCGCCTTGAGTATGGCATCGGCTCGCTTGCGGGCTTCCTCGGCGGCGGCTGCACGGTCTTCGGCAAAGCCAAGCTGCCCCATATCGTCATTCAGAAACGGGACGCCAGCCTTACCATATTGGTGGAACTCCGGGTCTTTTTGACCGATGTCGAAGCGGCCCCAAACTTTACCCGCCAGCGGCACGTCGTCGTTGAGTGCATCGCCTTCGGCGTCGTTGAGGACGGAACCAAAGCGGGCGTCGAGGTCGGTAGCAAGTTCCGTTGCAGCGTCTTTGGCACCGACATAGATAGTCATGCCCTTACCAGACTGGTCGCTGTTACGCCCAACCTTGTGCGGTACACCCTTCTCGGTCAGGTAATCCGAGATGTCTTTTTCGCTGCCCGGTACGGGGTTCAGGTGCAGTTTCCAGCCGGAGGTGTCAGGTTGCGTCGAAGTAGCAGCGGTAGCTTTTGTTCCAGCCCGTGCAGCGGGACGCACCACGGGCGTGTCGCGTTCAATGAGGTCAAAGTCCTCATCGTCCAGCGCCGAAACCTCATCCATAATTTCTTGGGGCGTCTTCACCTTTGCAGGTGTGGTCGGAGCCTGCGTAGCCGCCTTCGGGCGCAGGGTAGGTTCTTCGACGGGCGTCTCTTCGGGTGTTTCTTCCGTCCGCACGCGGGGGCGTGCGCCCGCCATCTCGTCGGCCATCTCAGCCTGCCACGCATCGCGGGCGGCTCGTTCTTCTTCGGTCAGATCGCCGGGAGCAGGGCGCGGGGCGGTAGGAGCAGTGGGGGCCGCAGCGGTAGGAGCAGTGGGGGGCGCAGCGGTAGGAGCAGTGGGGGCAGCGGCTGCGGGCGGCGGTGCGGTAGTGTCCTTGGGTTTGTTTTTGCTGGTGTCCGCTTCACCTTCGATGCCGATACCAAGCGCAGCCGTGCCACCACGGACAGGCGCACCGATGACACCACCCGCAATACCCGCGTTGATGTACTCCTTGATCGCTTCGTCGTTGTCGAGCGGCAGACCAGCCTGCCAGCGTTCCAGCATCTGCTGGCCAACTTCCGTCAACCCTTCGGTGGTCGCACCTTCGGCGGCACCCGCAACCGTGCGAGTGAACACCTTCATGCCCGGCTTGACCAGACCCGACAGCAGCAGCTTGTCCGAGACAGACTCCAGCACCGACTGACCGACCGTGGCAGCAAGTGCCGACCCGACATCAACCTTTTCCCGACGCCCTGCCGCAACTTCGGCTTCTTGGCGCTGGATGTTCCCACCAAAGATCGTGGGAGCGGCGACCATAGCACCCGTGCCGATACCAATCGCGCCGCCCGTCAGCGGGTTGCCCGTGGCCGCAGTGCCGACCAGCGTACCGCCAAGCGTAGCGCCGAGGGACGCGAGGCTTTCCGGTCCGGTCTGGCCCGCCTGCTCTCCGGCGAAAGTCAGAAACGAGCCGAGACTGTCAACGTCTTCCCACTGGGTTTGTTCGGGCTGACGCAGGGATTCCATGAAGGCTTCTTGGTCGCCCGCTGCCCGCATGGACTGGCCAAGACCGCGCAGAGAGTCGATACCCAGACCACTACCGAGATACTCGGTAGCCGTACCGAGACGCGAGGTGGCCGAAGCCTTTCCCATCTCCCAGCCGCGACCGAGTGCGGTACCATCATCTACGGCGAGAGGACGCCCGAAACGTTGCTCGTATTCTTGGGCAAACGCCCCTTCGCGCTCATCAAGGAACTGCCGGATGCGGGCTTGCTCCGTCGCGGACGGGGTATCGCCTTTGATATTGATCGCATACTGACGACCGCTGAGACGGCCCGGAACAATGATCTTGCCCATACATCGGCTCCTCTACTCGATGCGAGTATACGCACCGTGCGTTGTTTGGGCTAGACGCCTTTATTGGTCGGCTAGGTCCGCTTCCTCATCATAAGCACCAGCGCCACCATAGGGGACATATCCTACCCCGTGAGTGGCATACGCCTGCGCAAGTTGCATGTCGGCAATCTCCAACTCTTGCGCCAAGCGGGTGCGATCTGCAGCCGCCGGGTCAGACGGACCGGAGAACCAACCGCCTTCGTCCGGTGGAGGAAGTCCCTCAAGTGCTGCGGCAATCGTGGCCCGCTTCGTTTCGAGGTTGTTGATGAGCGTTGCAGGGATAGGCTTACCGCCACCGCCGCCGCCACCAGCGCGGGCCAGTGCCATCTTCTGGCGATCCATATCCATTTGATACTGCGTGGCCAGCAGGTCCATCTTGGTCTTTTCGGCTTCGTCACGGCTGCTGCGGTATGCACCGATACCCGTCATGCCCGCTTCGCCCAGCGCACCGCCGAGGGTCGGCTGCTTGGACGACATCAGGGCCAAGCCCGCCTGCGCCACAGCCATCCACTTGTCTTGGTTGGCCCGCTTGTCGGCACGTGCCAGCGCGTCCGCGATGGCTTGCTCGTAGGAAGTCATCCCACC